GAATAACTGTAGGATGAGCACCTACAGTAGAGTATGGAAGTTTAATTTGAATTACAACTTCTGGATCTTCACGCATCATACGTTCTTCATTGTGATGAGCATTCACCAATCGATGCAGTTCACTTAGTTTCATTATTTACTCCAATATTAAAGAGCACGACTATAAAAAATATGCCGACCCACTTGTGTTATATGAGCACTGTTATCGCGCCAGCGAGGACTAACATAATCAGCATGATAAAAAAGTCCGTGTTCGAGACCTTTCACGCGATAGCCATATATGATGACATCTTCTGCAATACGCTTAGCCTCTTCCCATGCGCGACCTTTAGGATGAGTCCAGCGGATCTTCTTATCATTCGCCCAACTAAATTGGAAAGGATCCATGATAACATCACAAATCTTTTTTGGATAGCGAGGATTCATTTTACGATTTAATGTCACCTGTGCTACAGCATATCTACCAATCTCCGGTTCATGTGCAGCCTCGTGGTAGATATTTTTTGCCATACAAAACAAATCCAGTTTGTCATACTTTACGGTACTATTAGTCTGAACTATTCGTAATGTATTTTTAGGTGGACGTGGATTAACTTGATGTTGTGGTTCGATTTTCAATTCGCGTATGATTTCTGTCTGAGTTGCAGCAAGTTCTCTTTGTTGCTCCACGATACTCAGTTGATTTTCGTATAGCACTTCCATTCCTGCAAATAGTTTCTGGACATCTTTATATTGCCAATAGAGAATTAGAGGTGCTAACAAGAAAAACATAATTTTAAACCAAATCACGACCGACTCCAAAATGTCGTGCAATTAAAACGGCAGAAATATCTGCGCCATATTTCATATCTTCAGTAATACCGCGCAGTTCAGATACCGCATGTGCTTGTGCAATGCATTCTTGCACAATTAACATGGCGAACTTATCAGCATTCAAATGATTGGTTTGATAGTCCCAACATTGTTTTTCAAGTTTTCGAAATTGCTCGTTCATCATCAAGTCTTCCGTTCAAGCCATTCTTCAGCATCTTCAATGTTATTAAAAATTTCACCATGTTGACGATATTGATCTTCACAAGGACCGCATACAGCCTGATATGCAATGGCTTTATTACCTTCGCGGTCTGTTGCTTTGGTCATAACATTATGCACATGATAAAAGTCATCAACTTCATGCCCACATGATAACACGATTTTACTCATCTGTCAACCTCAAACCAATCACTAATATGTTGTTTAGCACCAACGGCTCCGTATGATTGTTCCTTAAGCCCGTGAGTAAGCAATCCAACTTCAGCCACTTCACACATTCGCATACATTCCCGAACAATCAACTCGGCAAACTTTTCATCACGAATGTCGTGCCAATCAGGATGATATTCACCCTTCATTTGAAGTTTGGAATCAGCAAAGAGGTCTGCTTGTTCCGCAAATTTTTGAATCAGTTCGTTCATTTAAGGATCTTACTCTCTACAAAGCATTTGGCTATATCATATGCGACTACAACTATGGCAATGGGCATGATGATCCATGATATAAGTGAGGTAATAAATTTCATCATTCTACTCCGAAATCTTTTTTAGCCTGTTCCCACACTTTACGGGGATTCATAATACACCAAGCACCGATAATAAACGGTGCTATAAGAATATACAACAGCTTTTTATACCAAGGCATCATTCAATCCCAAACATTTTTTGTTCTAGAATCCTTAGATAATCTCGTGCTTTCTGAAAATCTCGATCATACATTGCACGTTCAACCATCATCAGGTCTTGTCGAAACTCACCATAGATGGCTTCAATCACTTGGCGCTTGGTACGGTGAATTGCTTCCTCTAGTGTGTCACCGCCTTCTTGGAGAAGATCAAGATCACTTACATGTACTTGGGAACCAATTGTGACACTGATTCGATATTGTTTAGCAATACCTTCAGTTCCTCTTAGGTCTTGTGTATGTGACTTGATATTGAATACATCTTGGAACAGAGTAGAGAAACTTTCTTTAATAAGTTTTCGTTCACCGGTATCATGTGCTTCAATTGCTCTTACTACTTGGCTCATTCTTTAACTCCAAAATGTTCTTTAATCATCACTTCATTATCCCAACATTTCTCAGCGCAGATTTCGAAATTACTGGCAAAGAGTTCGTCTTTTTCTTCTGCTGATAGTTTATAGAGTCTTTCGGATTCTTCTCTCAATACATTAACACATTCCTGAACAATCAACTCAGCGAATTTTTCTGCATCAAATTTTTGCACAATTGGAAACCGTGTGCCATTTACTTCTTCATTGTAATAGGTATTCCAACTCTGCATCATAAGTTCTCGAATTCGTTCGTTCATCGCCGACCCCAAAGAAAACGTAGAGTTAGACCATCAACAAAATTCCGCTTAAAGGTCGTATCGGGTGCCCAGATAATGTAGCCGATGATAATACCTAGTGCATACCCAATAAGAAGGTAAATTGTTTCATCCATCATTCAACTCCGAAATGTTGTTTCAATTCTTCAGCAATCCGTGGTCTTGTGGTGTATTGTACACTACAATCCAATACTGTGTCAATACATTCTTGAATAGCCAACTTTACAAGATTTTCATTGAAAATAGAAGTATAGTCAGCATCATCTAGGGGACATGGCAAATCTAATGTTTGCTTTTCTGCTCCTTTTTCAAGTGAACGTAGAATTTCTTGGTTCATTATTCAACTCCGAAATGTTCGAGTACCGAACGGGCACAGTCATTGATAACTGCCCCTTCAATTTGACTACGGTAATCTTTGTAGTAACAAGGCACTTCAAGCACAGCACGATTACATTCCCGAACAATCAACTCGGCAAATTCTTCAATGGCAGCACGTTGAACGGGACCTGTTTGAAAGAAATTTAGAATGCGTTCATTGCATTGTGCTAGTTCTTCAATTCGTTTATTCATTTGTATCTCTCAGTTGAATTAGCCCATCAATCAACATAGGAATTGTTCTAACATCGAAATTAAATTCTACAGGATCACCGAAGTAATCGTAATCATGAATTTGAATATAGGCAAGCCGACTATCTTTTCTAAGTGTTAGATAAGGTGTTCCGTCGGGCCTTGTTAGTTCAATTCGTTTGTTAGGTTGTCTTATCTCTACCGGACCACAGATATGTGCATAGTCAAACGCAGGTTCTTCACGCCCACATTTATGACACTTGATGAAGTTCATAGCCAACTTCCTTTTAGAACATACGCTTTACGCTTACCACGAACCCGTACATCAATTTGACGGTGTGGTCGTTTTAGTTTCTTAGCATAATATCGTGCTTTACCAAGATATGGTGTAGCAATAAAGTTAGTCCAACCACCATCGGGAAAAGTTCTCGGTTTGTACAATAAGACATAGTATAGTATTTTTGGTCTAACAAAAAGCATTACTTGACTCCAAAGTGTTTCTTTAGGTCAGCGACGCACCGACGGACTTCCATGTCCTCGCGGTTTAGGTCGCCCATGTACCTCTTCTGAACTACGCCGATAGCCTCACTTACGATGAGGTCGGCGAATTTTTCGGCATCGAACACCGTAGGAAAATTCTTCCAACTCTCCATCATCAATTCTCGAATTCGTTCGTTCACTTCACAATCTCTTTGCAATGTTTAACAGCATCAGTATACAGCATAGAGCCGTTCTTGTCAAGACAGTTGTTGTAAATACGCGACGTTTCCAACTTGCCACCAACAACAATTAGTAAAATAATAGCCGCAAGTGTTAAACCTGCTACGGGAAAGACCCACCAATTATCATTCATCTTCACACCTCGGTCCATGTTCAAGGTAATCTTTCATAAAAACATCACCATGTTCTAGGTAGAACCTATGATATTCCCAGCCTTTGCGAAAAGTCTCGAATCTGATTCCCGCAAGTCTCATACCTTCTTCTGTCATAGGTACTTGATATGCTTCTGAATCACGCCATGCATTATAGATTAGTTGATCTTCATCACCAAGTTTATTCTCAGCCTGCTCGATGGCAGCGCGGAGGTTGTCCATCACCGCTCTGCGGTTACCCCAATGGTTGCGACCAAGTCCAGCAATAAACTCCAGTGCCTGCTTCATGGCCTCGATGCTCATGAAAACTCCCTGCTACAGAAAGCATACCCATCAGGATCATCCCAATCGTATTCAGGATTGAACCATGTATAACCAAACTTGTCAGGTTTTCGCCCTTCATCATTATGTTGTAGATTCCTTCGCCCATCATTACGAATAAATCCTGGAGATTTCTCGCTTTCGATATACTGAACGAACCAATCGTAATCGATACGTTCTCCGTATTCGTCCATGATAACTTTATCTTTGAGAAATTCTTTCCACGCCTGCCAGCTTACAAGCCGTTCAGGTCGATAACCATGAAAAGAAAATGCCCAACCGCCAGAAGATTTACCGATATGGTATTCTTCATCATATCGGTTGCAGCATTCACAGAGATTTTTAGCAACGTAATAATTAGTTCCCATGATGTAGTTTCCTGAATTTCAGTATGGTCTATTGTAATAGATGCCAGAAGCTTTGTCAAGATACGTGTTGTTATGACACGACATCAGTTTTTGTTTGCCATGGATCTTTGCCAAAGACCGGCTCATGATTTTCATTGATGGGTTCGCAAGCGCGGCCCATATCATATTCATTTGGAAAATGCCTGAGTAGACTCGCGGCTTGCTGCCGAATTTGTTTTGGAATTCTTGGTGTTTCTTTTGGGTCTAATAAACTTCGTAAAAATTGACGAGTTCTATTGACCGAATTAACTCTTTCGTAAGGTAGCGTCATGATTTATTTTGATACGAAAAAATGATTGTGAATTTTTTCTAGGCACTCTAATTTATTGTCAGACTCTTTGACTAGATTCACACACTCTTGAATCAGAAGATAAGAATACTTTTCAAAGTCTTCATCATATTCATTCGCCCAATCGATGTGATTTTTTCCTGGACCCCAAGACTCATCCGACCAAAAAACAAATCCTGCTTTCTTCGCAAGTTTCTGTAAGTTTTTATTCACGATTATCTCCATGTCCTATGATTTTCAGCTACCCATTCATTGCCATCGTATTCTTGAATGTGCCATTCGATGCCGTCAGGAATTTCGATAATCTTAAGACTTGAGAATTTTGTGTCGGCACGTTCACCTAACGTTTCTACAACTTTCACTAGATTAGGATCAGATCGAAACACCGTCAATTCGCGCGAGCCTTGAAGCCTCCACAAGTCTGCGATAAATTGCATTGATTTACCTGACAATTCTGCATACAACTGTTTTGCTTCATCTGAGAGATCAAAACCACCGAAACACTTATTCAAAACAACTTTCATAATTAACTCCAAATATTTGGTAGGCCCAGTTGGGTTCGAACCAACGACCAACGGATTATGAGTCCGCTGCTCTAACCATCTGAGCTATAGGCCCGTGGCGGAGGAAGGGAGAGTCGAACTCCCAAGGCGCTATTAACACTCAACTGTTTTCAAGACAGGTACCGTCGCCAATCGGTTTGTTCCTCCGTTATGCTGCTTTTGTGTGACATAAAATATGCTTGAACCTATCTGCTGCACCTGACGCCGCGAAAGCATTAGGCTTAACCATCGGAATAACATTACACATACCTTTGATGTATCCAACTGCTTCATTTATAACACATGAACTTCCATGATCTTCATTTGGATTGATGTCCAGATGAACTTCGACCTCTCGATCATCTAGGACCTCAGCCAACTTAAGATATAATTCGGCAATCTTATAAACTTCATTCATTAGTCGCATTCTAGGTTTGTCTTTGCGTTGATCATAGTCCTTCTCACGAATGGTTTCTCCAAAGATTTTACATCCGTGCTTTCCTTCGATATGAATCACGACCACTAAAGTATAGTCGGCATACCAAACGCCTTTGATTTTAAATCTTTCTGAATCGCCACCGATATAGATTTTACTTGTGATCGGCTGTCCCTCGATGAAAGTTTTTACTTGATCAATGTTCATCATCTCACCTATGTTAAACTGGTCTCGGACACAGGACTCGAACCTGCACCTTCTACGCCCCAAACGTAGTGGACTACCTATTATCCCAATCCGAGAAATTGGTGCTGGATGAAGGATTCGAACCATCGACCTATCGCTTACAAGGCGATTGCACTACCACTGTGCTAATCCAGCATTTAAAAATTATACTAAATTTTATTTAGCCTGTCAACTGATGGCCTCGGTGTACGGACTCGAACCGCAACTTTAGATTTTGGAGATCCACGTGCTGCCATTAACACTACACCGAGATTTTGGTGGTGAGAGTGGGATTCGAACCCACGGACCGCAAGTTAACACGATCTACGGTTTAGCAAACCGTTGATTTAAGCCTCTCATCCATCTCACCAATTGGTGGACCGCTGGAGGATCGAACTCCAACCTCCGCCGTGCAAAGGCGGCGTGCTCCCATTATCACTAGCAGCCCAAATTCATTTTGGAGCAGGATATCGGAATCGAACCGATAACATCAGCTTGGAAGGCTGTAGTTTTACCATTAAACTAATCCTGCAAATCTTTCATAAGGGGCACAATAGGACTGTCATCTCGACGTTCATTGCTGTCATTTAAAAATAGGCGTGTTGTCTATATAATGCGCCACTTCCCCACTAACTATATATTTGGCTCCAGTGGCTGGGATCGAACCAACGACCAATTGATTAACAGTCAACTGCTCTACCTCTGAGCTACACTGGAATAAAACTGGTACCGGATACTGGGATTGAACCAGTGACCAATGCGTTATCAACACACTGCTCTACCACTGAGCTAATCCGGTATGGTACCGCCTCTTGGAATCGAACCAAGTTCCACGGCTCTTCAGACCGTTGCTATGACCACATCAGCTAAAGCGGCAAACTGGTGCTTCGTGACAGAATCGAACTGCCGTGACCGTCTTGTAAGGGCGGTGTTCTACCATTAAACTAACGAAGCCTGGGGTGTCTAATGAGTTTCGATCTCATCCTCACTCTTTCACAGAGAGTGGTGCTCCCATTACACTATAGACACCGTTGTTGGTACACCGTAGGGGAATCGAACCCCTCTTCCTACCGTGAAAGGGTAGTGTCCTAAACCGATAGACGAACGGTGCGTATTTGGCAGGCCTACTAGGATTCGAACCTAGAATGACGGAATCAAAATCCGTAGTGTTACCATTACACCATAGACCAACAAATTTGGTAGGGGCAAAAGGACTCGAACCTTCAACCTCGACGTTAAAAGCATCTTGCTCTACCATTGAGCTATACCCCCAAACTGGCGGTCCCATCGGGATTCGAACCCGATCCTGCGCCGTGACAGGGCGCTATACTCGCCGATATACTATGGAACCATTTATTGGTTGCGGATGATGGAATCGAACCATCAACTTCAGCTTATGAGACTGATGAGATACCTTTTCTCTAATCCGCAGAATCTTGGTGAGTAGAGAGGGATTCGAACCCCCAACGGTTCCTAAGTAACGGATTTACAGTCCGCCGCGACACTCACCACCTTCGCCGTCTACTCATTTCCATATTGAAACACACTCGACCATCTCTTTTTTAGGCATCAGACCGGAGCGACCGGGGCTTGAAATGCTTGGCGATATCCTGTTTCGAAGCAGGGATGGACAGAACGCCGCAGTGTAAATGTGTTTCAATATGGTCCGAGACTCGAACTCGGCATGTAAGCGGCTTCGCAATCGGGTAGCGCAATTTCCCTAGCACTGACTAACACAGGTTAATTAAGCCCGCTCTCATCAGTGAAGCCTACACAGCTTCCTGCACCATATTGAAACACACTTGAGGTAACCGTGACAAGCGGGGGCTTTTTACACCTCTCTACCTGCGTGCTCACCAGACAGTCACTTCTGTTCTAAGGACGCTTTCGATTTAGTATGCTTCAATATGGTGCCCCAGGAGAGACTCGAACTCTCAAAATTTGGCTTCTAAGACCAACACGTATACCAATTCCGTCACCGGGGCAATGCAAGCAAATTTTTAAAGTACGATTCAGGACTTTTGTCCTTGCTACAAGCCCCACCGCGCTTTGTAGCGTGACGCCCAACTGTCCAGCGCCTTTCCCTATTCGCCTCATGCATCAGAATTGACTGACGACTTAGAGAGGTCTTTAGATTCTGGTAGTAGGTAAGGGATTCGAACCCTTCCGTTTCAGCCCATCTGACCGATCTCCAGGGTTTATAAGACCCCGCCGCACACCAATGCTACCTACCGCTCATTCATTCAACAGGTTAATTATATATGCAAAATCTTGGGTTGTAAAGCGGTTTTTGAACTTTTTATTTTTGTTGTTTTCTTGCAACTTGGTGGAAAGAGTGGGATTCGAACCCACGGACCGCAAGTTAACACGATCTACGGTTTAGCAAACCGCTCCTTTAGACCTCTCAGGCATCTTTCCGAAATTGGTGGAAGCGGTGAGATTCGAACTCACGGACCCTTCGCAGGATCGCTAGTTTTCAAGACTAGTGCAATAAACCGGACTCTGCCACACTTCCAATATATGCATCATATAGATGCACGGGGGGCGTGTCAACCCCCCTTTAAACTTTTACAGATTAGTATCTTCTGTCAAAAGTTGCTTGACTGGCTTTTCGCCCTTCTCTTTGACTTCAATTTTCTTGGGCTTTTTATGCTCAGGAATAATTTGATCAAGGAAGATACGAAGCATACCGTTAATCATCTCTGCACCCTTGACTTCAATTTGGTCATTTACAAGGAAGGTGCGAGTGAAGCTACGGTCGGCGATGCCTTTGTGAATCCAACTAGTAAGCGTAGGATCACTATCATCAGAAGAGTTACCTTTGACGATAAGTTTACCTTCTGCAAGTTCAACATCAATTTCGGATTTACTGAAACCTGCAACAGCGATTTCAATCACATAATGATCTTCTTTCACTTTCTTGATATTGAACGGAGGATAGTTGGGAATCCCCTTAGTGAGTTCATCATGAAGTTTTGCCATTCGATTGTATTGGTCATCGAACCCGACGAACAATTTTTGAAAATCTTTAGGCATTAGATTTGATAGCATATAACTCATTGTTTTCTCCTTTTCAGCGAGTTTAAAAGTCCTACCCCGAAGGCATAGGTGGCAGATTTGACTAGGGTGCCAGCCTAGTTCCCCATCCCGAGGATATATTATATATGCAAGATCACTGCAAAACTTGTGGTTCTTGTGAACTAATTTCCTCATCCTCTACAGGTGTTTCTTCCGTTGCTGGCATTGCAGCAATTTGTGGTTGTGCTTGTGCCATGATTTGATTAATCAGTCCGGCAGAAACCTCATAAGGAGTTTTTGCGACACATGTTAAAATAAAGTTTAATTGGTCTGGTGTCAGATAAATATTTACAACATTATTCAATTTACTCTCCTAGTTAGACTTACGAGGTTTTTTGCCCAAATTATACTTTGTTTGAATGTTCCAATCACCCTTTTCTTTAAAGGATAAAACTTTAATTTGTGATAGAGGTGCTTGGTCATCAAACAATGGAGCGTTAATTATAGAGATTAAGCCCCAATCTTGCAATAGCTTTGCAATAGTATTTCTTCTTTGTAGATCATTATCAGTGATATCTGCAAACTTTCCATCAAGAGCAAAAAGTTCCTTAAAATGAACTAGAAAGTATCGTCCTTGTTTGTGCAGAATGTGACATGATTGATATAAAGTTTTGTCTTTCTTCGAAGCTACACCGATTCTCGACAGCGTTTCTTTTACTTTGAGGAAGTCATCTGCTTCCTTCAAAGTGATCTCAAGAGGCACATATCCTTCAAGATCAATGTTAAATGAAATATTCTCAGCCATTTTTCAATCCACCTTTTTTTAATTTTTGTTTTAATGAATCAATTTGCTGACGCGATAGTATAGAGACAACGTCTTGTGCCTTTGCAGTATTGTATTCATAATACTCTTTAACTATATCAATCGCTTCTAGCTTTTCTCCCTTTAACCATTTGTTGTATCTTTTCTTCGCGGGTATAATATTCCGAAGAAAATCAAACTGCATTCTTTTGTCAAGGTGAGGTCTGGAATTCATTTCATTCGCTTGAATCACGGTATCCGCGCCAAAACTTAACGATTTATTTATAATAAAAGGATTGTACTGGCGCTCCGACCAATCATCAACAATTAGATCTTTTTTGTTTTCTGTGATTGCATTTACAAAATCAAAAGGTGAGATAGAAGGAATTTTGTATTCTTCTGTCATTTGAATTTCACCGTAGCCATAATCTCAGTCAAACAAGCTACAAGATTAATTTCATGGTCGGCAACAAAAGCTGATTTGTATTGGTAATCTGCAAGAATCAAAACCAACTCAGGAACTTGATTGACAAGCGGAACTAGATCATCATACAACTTACGAAACATACCTTGCGGGTCGTTATCGATGTTATTGACTACCCATTGGCGCATCAGTTTCCAATCTTTTGCTTTCAATGATGCAATCAATTCTTGTGTGTTAGCTTCTCCAACCTTTGCAAGAATACCTTCATCAATCGTACCTGATGCTGCATATCTTTGTAGTTCATTGATGATTCGACGATAATCCGGGAAATACTTCATCAGAAGTGCAGCGATTACCTTCTCATCAAATCCAATCCCCTCATTCTCCAGAATGAATTGAATTCGTTTCATAAACTTAGCAGCAATCTTTGGCTTTTCTGCTTTCGTATATTTGAATTCAATCACCGCACACCGAGAATGCAGGGGTTGAATGATTCGATTTTTATAGTTACACGTGAAGATAAAACGACAATTCTTTGAGAATTCTTCGATGAATCCTCGCAATGCTGGCTGAGTCGAATTAGGATTCAGATAATCTGCTTCGTCAAGAATAATGACTTTTGTCTTGCCGGTGAAGGAAACTGTTGATGCAAACTGTTTGATCTTTGTGCGAAGAACATCGATACCCGATTCTTCTGAACCGTTGATAATTAGATAATCAGTCCCAAGTTCCTCACACAAAGCTCGAGCAACAGTTGTCTTACCCATGCCTGCCCCCCCACACAAAAGCATGTTTTGAATTTCACCTTTATCAATGAATTCTTGAAATGTTGCTTTTTGTTCTGTGGGTAGGATACAATCCTCAAGATTATGAGGACGATACTTCTCTACCCACAGAAACTGGTCATCACGTACATCCATAATATAAAGCTCCAATTAAATGGTCGACCCGGGTTCCATAGCAATCAAATACGACAACTCAGAAGTCACAGCTTTGAATTGACAAAACTGCTTTTTCGAAAGAACACAATCATAATCCAATGGCATCAACTTAAAGTTTTCAGATGAGATGTTACACTCAAAGTCAACATCAGAGGTGCCAATAGATTTGTTAAAGTTGTTTGCCGATGCATTCTTCTTGTCACCAATCTTCATTACAACATTTTCATTCTTGGAGATGATAGAAATAGTTGGTGCGGCAAGAACACCTGCCGTTTTAGTGATTGATTGAATATCCTTTGCAGTCAATCGAAAACTGAAAACGGATTCAACTTCAACGCTTTTGTTAGGTGCTGCAACAATCAATGAAGGTTCACAATAGAAGTATTCGAAGGTGCCTACATCGTTTGTGATTTTCATTGACTTTTCGCCGAAGTCAATCTCTTGATCTTCTGCGAATGTAAGAAGCTGAAGAAGCGAATTCAAATCATAAATCGCAACTTCGCGAGGAAAAGTTTCTGCAACAGTCGTTTTTGCAAAAATCGACTTGGGTGCATTGATTGTTGCGAGAGTGTTACCTGTTCGAAGGAGTATGTTCGTGTTGATCGTTGAGAAATTCTTCAGAATATTTATAGTCTCTTGGCTGATTTTCATTATCTAGGTTCTCCTGTTCGGTTTCAATGTCATGTGTGTGAAGCATTATAATCGCATAATGAAGGACTTTCAATATGTCCTTTCGGTTTCGTCCATCCTTTTTACCATACCTTTGAGCGTACTTGATGATGTTTCCTCTTGTAAACTCAATACCGCCACCATTACTTTGGATGAACTCAGTGGTTTGAATTCTTCCTTGAGCGTAATGTTCTACATAAGTCCCATCAATGTATGCCTTCAGTTCCTGAACAAGGTCAGGTTCATTAAACTTATATTTTATTTCTTGCGCCATGGGAAATCTCCATTATATTTTTGATTCATAATCTCATTACCTCTCATAAAAAATTGTGCTTGAACTGAATCAGCACGGTTGCCTGCCCTATAATTAACTGTGTACTCACCAGATACTAAGCATTGTATTTTATTTGAACGTAACACATTTGTCAATGCTCGATCTACTTCTGGTTGATCTTCCGGATGTCTTGCTCGCCTATACCATATAGGAGATAGTTGCAAAGCCAATCGCTTCGGAAGAAAAAAGCAATTAACATCAACAAAGTAATCATCGATAATTGACTTCCAGTTACCTAGGCTCTCGCAATCATCATTACAAATAAAGTTCCCGTCCATATCAGTAATTTTACGAAGTGAACAAGCAAATGCATTCGGATTATCTTGTAAAAGATTTACTAAACTTTCTACATGATTGGGTTCCAGCCAATTATCCTCATCCAGGTACATGATGTAGTCGCCCTTTGCCAGATATGTTGCAGCGCCGTAAATTCGATGACCATTATATTGTTCAGTACCTGTAGCGTAAGGCAAAACAATCAAATCTGCAGCAAGATCATAATAAAGTTCTTCTGAAAGGTCATTACTCATCTTATTCATATGATGTTGTCCGTCTACGACAACAAGGTGTTGAATGTTTGTATAAGTTTGTCTGATTACAGAATCACGATTCTTTCTTAGATAATCTGTACAAGTCGTTGCAGTAACAATTGTCACACAAGAGTTCATTTGTTTCTCAATACATTGTTGTGTCCAACGGACAATATTAAATCAAATTCATGTATTGCTATTTTATCAACTATCTCAGAAGGTGCGACATGACCCTTAAATGAACCTGTACGATTGAAATTTCTATTCAAACTTGAATCGTCAATTACTAAAAGTCCATTTTCATTTAAAGCATCTGCACAGTTCATATAGTCAGAAATTACATATGGCATATCATGATTTCCATCAATATAAATTAAATCCCATTTTCTTGATTTAATAAATTGTCTTGCTCTTTTCTCTATTGATGATGCTTTCAAGAGATTTGGTTCACCTAAATTAAAGAAAGCATAATTTAACTTAATATCACTTTCATATTCTATATTTGTTGGGAATTGTGATACAGAATCATTAACCGCACCCAAAGGTGAAATCCCCCAAACCTCTGCTTTATAGTCAAAATGACGGGAAAGTAATTCAAATAAAGAAATCGTTTGTCCTCGAAAGACTCCTATTTCAAGAATATTTTTGGGTTTGTATTGTTCGAATAAGTAGTACCACATTGCATGAAATGCATCTTCTCCAAACCCTCTTCCCTGTGATGAAAAGTATTCTCGATGTTTTATTAACTCACCTGGCATTTCACTAAAAGAATTTAAAAATATTTCATAAACATCGTTCATCGGAAGTGATTTCAACTCTTCCGCTGTATGATCCCGATACGTAGTGGACATTTTACTTTGAGTGAGTAAGTAAGAAAGATCGGTGCTTGAGTCCAAGATATCTGCGATTTTTTTCATAAATTTCTCCATGTTTTTTATTAATTTCAGAAGGGACTTGAGTTCGCATTCCTCCCCAAGCAACATCGCTCCTGTATTTTAAAGCATATATACCATTTTGATACCCATGTTTTATCATCCGAATACTAAAATCATGGCAATCATAACCACACGGTGCAAGGGCTGCATCATAAAAACCAACCTCTAAATACCTCTTCCATTGAACACACGTTGGACTACGAATTGCAATTTGTGTTTTAATGAATTGGTTGTGGGTGGCAACAGTAAAATGTGAAAGGTTTAATTGTTTCCAATGACCGAATTCCGATTCAATGTAATTTTTTTCATTTATGTGCCCATCCGCAGAGTATACAAGTTCACTGCCAATACGCATTGAAACATAACCCAAATTAGTATGAAAATCAAAAAGCTCTTTAAATTTAATATCTATGTTTTTTTCCTGAAGAATAACATCGTCCTGAACAGTAAAAACTAAGTCATCGGGATCTGCGTTCATCATTTTTACTTGAGTTAATCCATGATTCAAACAAGTAATTTCATGCACATTATCCATTTTAAGAATGGTAAAATTTTTTAGTTGTCTTTCTGTAATGAAATTTGTTAATTGTTCTTCGCTGTCATCTGTACAACCGTCTATCAAAGCTATTACATGATAATTGCCAGAACAAGATTCAACAATTCCGCTCAGAACATTTTTTATAAGATAACCTTTATTATGAATAGGTAAAATAAAGTAAGATTTCAAATCAAAACCCCTTTATCAAATTTAAATTTTTTGTCTAGATTTTTTTGTTCAAATCCTTGCATCTCTTGTAATGAAGAAGGATATAAAGGCATATCAAATTCATCATAACCATTGCCACAAAATGAAAAGGGATTAACTAACCGCCGTCTTGTTTCTCCAAACCACCCCTCATGCATACTGTGTATCATCACACTATTTTGTACTTCCTTAAACACAAATTCACGCAAGTATACTTGATCATTCGTATAATAGTTTGTCTTAGTTGCAAATTCTTTCATGATCAGATGAAGGTTTTCAGATAATTTACCCTTCAATCCAAAAGCACATGCAATGACAGGAAATTCAAAATGCGCTTCATGGTCGCGATAAACATGAAATTTTTTATCTGAAGATTGCCATTCTTGTACAGCCATTTGTTCACGATGTGTTATTCTTCCGTCAGAATCTCTAACGATTACAATGTTATCATCACTTTCAAATAGGGGCTCAAATCTCCAAAAGACTCCGTGTGATCCATCCTTTACTTCAATAACTTTTGCTTCTGGCATGTTGTAATTAGATGCATCATCAACATATGCTCTAAATTCCCAATCAGGATAAAATAGTTTACACAGGTCGTACTGCTTGTGGGCCCCGATAATGTATCGAGGGTTAGTTCCATAAGAACTGATTGAAACAATTTTCATAAGTCACCATATATAATTTTCTTTGTACCATTGTACAATAGAAGGGAGCTCATTGTCAAATGATGCCTGAGGCGTCCATCCTAGAGATTTAAGTTTTGCATCATCGATTGCATATCGAACATCTTGACCGGGCCTTTTTTCTGAAAAATCAAAGTATGGACTGTAATCGGTTATAGATTCATTAAAGAAAATATTTACAAGTTTTTTTGCAATTACAATGTTCTTTTCTTCATAATTTCCAGAAATATTAAATATGTCATTTTTAACTTTCTTTTCAATAATAGTTAAAACTGCATTTGCAGTATCAGATACATGTAACCATGTTCTTTTAGGCTCTCCCATATCATGCATAATTATGGGCCTTCCCAATGATAAATGCTTGCATGATTTAGGTATGAACTTTTCGACGTATTGTCCAATACCATAATTGTTTGTTGGTCGTATTATAACATATGGCACTTGGTATGTTCTTGCCCATGCAATAATTAACATATCTGCCGCCGCCTTAGTTGCAGAATAAGGATTGCTGGGAATCAACAAATCAGTTTCTTTATGAAAGCCATCAATAATATCTCCATAAACTTCATCGGTGCTGAAATGCATCAACGTGGGTCTTTTGTTTACAGGTTTCAGTTTGATGAGTTCAAGCAAATGATGCACACCTTTGATATTGCTATCAACAAACTCATGCGAACTAACTATACTGTTATCAACATGCGTTTCGGCCGCCGTGTTTATTACGTAGTCGCACTCATAGAGTCTTTCAAGGTCGTTAATGTCTTTCTTCTCAAAAGTAAAGCGATCATACTCTTGTAATTTTTGCAGAAAAGGAATGTTTGCCGCATAAGTACAAGAATCGATACCTCGAACCCACCAACCCCGATCAAGGCATTGCTTGGTCACATGGTATCCGATAAACCCCAAACAACCTGTCACATAAACAATTTTTTTCATAGATATTTTCTAAACCCCTCTTCTAACCCTATTAATTTTAATCCTAATGACTTGAGCAATACTCCGCTACCTGTATAATTAAGATTGCTTTCGCTAGCAATAGTAAAATTTTGTTCTATGTTGTTAACTTCACAAAACAGTTGCAACGCTTCACTAATTTTAAATTTGTTTTCATATACAGCATTTATATCTTTGATTTGCCAATCGTTTAAGACACAATGCTCAACAACGCTTAAAAGATCTTGAATACTGAAGTAATCAAAATATCTATCTCCAGTTATACTTACCTGTTTATCTCTTAAAAATTTGGGGAAAATTCTATTAAAAGGTTCTCCTTTCCCAAAACAGTTAAATATTCTAATATTGTAAAACCCTTCTGTCTGAGCACACAATCTGGCTTTCATGTTTTGCCCCCACCCATAACTATCTTTGGGAGCACGATGAAAAATTTCTGATTCCGAAACATTTTTTATATCAGTGTCTCTATCAAATTCTGCACCAGAAGCTGTGTTTATGAACTTCTTAAAAAGGTTGGAATTATTAAAGAAGTTCATAAAAATTGTAAAATTATTTCTAGCATCATGCAAAGATTCGTTATGAGTCATCACTGCTGCACAGTTAATAATGATATCAAATTGCCCACCTTCAAGAAACTCCTTAACTGCTTGATAATTTAACAAATCTATATCATCTCTGGTAACAGGAAAAACATGATGGTCATTTGACAAATGGCTTAATATGTTTCTTCCAATAAACCCTCGTGAACCTAACACAGCTATCTTCATATCTGTACAAGCATTTCTTGGTTGAGTTCATCGGATGATAAGAAGGGGGCCATATCATGTAACCCGCCTTGGGTTCCATCAGGCTTGATTGCTTGTGCAGGCAACACATCAAGTATATTTTGGCTAATAAATTCTACAATTACAGGATTGTTCTCTTTCATCAAGCTTTGTATACTTGCATCTAACTCTTTGTTGTTATTTATTTTTACATAAGGTATCTCAAACGCGGCTGCTACTTTAGCAATGTCAGCAAAGTAAACACCTGTTGATCCGCTAACACCCCACCTACGCCCACCAAAGAATTTATCTTGCGTTTGTTTAATACTCATATACCCATCGTTGTTCACAACAAAAATCTTTACAGGAATGTTATGTTGTCTAATTACAGCTAACTCTTGCATATTAGTATAAAAACTGCCTTCACCTATCACCAAAATAATATTGAGATCAGGATTACTGAAATGAACACCCACTGATGCAGGAATGGCGTATCCCATATCACCTTGTGCTGCTTGTGCCATATAACGACATCCTTTTTTATATTTTCCGTTACTTGAAAGGATATAACAAGGTTGTCCTGCATCAACGATAAAGCAATCATTGGGCATCATCGATCTATTAATGCCTTCTACTATTTCATATAAATTAAGACCCCCCTCATCGTATCGATGAACATCAGGTCGATAGATGGGCCACTTATCTTTCCAATATTTGCATTTGGAAATCCACTCGAGAGGTGGGGTTGCTTTAAATGTTTGTGATACATTAAAGAAGTCTTTGATATCGCAGTTGATAGCCAAATCTATTTTAAAAATATCTTTACCTAGCTCATTAGCATCAATGTCGATCATAATTTTTTTGCTTTTGGGGCTGAATGTCTTTGAATCATAACCTATATGTGTAACATTCATAGAACATCCCAAGATTATCAAACAGTCTGCGTTCTGCATAGCGAAGTTTGCTGCACGAGCACCCTTGATGCCAATCATTCCTAAATTCTGACCATGGTCATATTCAATTAAGTCTCGCGATAAGAAAGTGGTAACGAATGGGATATTGAACCTATCGATAAAGTCTCTAAATTGACTTCTAGCATTTCCCAAGTTGATTCCGTTGCCTGCAACAATTATCGGGCGATTTGAGTTACTTATAATTTTTAACGCAGATAACAAATCTTGTCTACATTCTATTGACAATTCTTTTAATTCAGGATGAAATGTTTTGAATGTTTCGGGTATTTGTGCGGTTTGTAAGTTGCCCGGTATATCGATCCACACAGGTCCAGGTCTTCCTTCTAAGGCAATATAAATTGCCTTTTCTAATTCGTAAGGAACATCTTCTGCGCGTTCAATGGCGACTGAGTATTTTGATATATGTTCTACTGTTCTATGTGCATCCAAGTCTTGAATGCCATATTTGCGTATATGTATGCCCTTAGCGCGGTTGATATATTTGGCTTGATTGGACATAGCAGTATTGCCGCTAAGGAATAGCACCGGTGCACTTTCTTCGTAGGCATTTAATAAACTGGTCATGACATTAGTAACACCGCAACCTGCGGTAACATTGCATACACTTAGCTTATTATTAGTTCGCGCAGAGCCCACTGCCGCGTGACCTGCACCCTGCTCATGATGAAAGGAAATGAAGTCGATATTAGGATGACTAATAAATCCATCATTAATACCCGCTGTGCTCCCACCAACTAACCCATATACTTTGGTAATGCCAAGCGTGCTCAAACGATTTGCAATGTAATCACATACTCTCACGGGATGACCCCCTTATATAATTATAAGTTTACTTGCGTTTTATATATTTATATGATAACATGATCCTTTATAAATTTCAAGGAAATTTTTATGATTAAGAAAGTTTTAATTACAGGTGCAACTAGAGGTATAGGAGAAGCTGTAGCGCGTAAATTTAAAAAAGAGGGCTATTATGTAATAGGTACGGGCACACAAAATAAATCAAACATAGATTACATTGATGAATATATTGTTTCGAACTTCAATAAGTTAGAAGATATAGAGAAGATATGTGATTACACTTTTTCATCTAAAATCGATGTATTAGTAAATAACGCAGGCATTAACATCATAAACGATTTTGTAGATATACCTCCATCGGAGTTTATTCAAATACAGCAAGTTAACGTCTACGCCCCTTTTCGCATTAGTCAACAAGCCATTAAAAACATGATTGAAAATAATTGGGGACGCATTGTCAATGTGAGTTCAGTATGGGGGATCATTAGTAAGAGCGGTCGTGCAAGTTATAGCACAAGCAAGTTTGGAATAGATGGGCTTACATTAGCAATTGCTAATGAGCATGCACATAATGGAATTTTATGTAATAGCGTCGCCCCTGGGTTTATTGATACTGACATGACTTGGAAGAATCTTGGTAATGAGGGGGTCTTAAAAATTTTAGAAGGTGTTCCAATCAAAAGATTGGCTAAAGTTAACGAGGTGGCTAATTTAATTTATATGTTGGGTAGTGAGCAAAATACATATATCTCAGGGCAAAATATAGCGATTGATGGAGGGTTTACACGTGCTTAATATTAAAAGTCATTCTTGTGATTATTGTGTTGAAATAGACAACCAAATAAAAACTAATGGGAAAATTCCCTCATTGGGCACACACTTTGTCATAGACAAAAAGGTATATGAAACCTTACCTGATGAGTTAAAACTTTCGTTGTTTAATGTTGTTCTTATAGAGGCGAATGAACAAACTAAAAGTTACCAAGGAATCGAACCTATTATAGTAGAGCTTTTACAACAAAATTTGAGGCGTGATAGCACATTAGTAGCAATCGGGGGAGGGATAACACAAGATATCACATGCTTTATTGCTACAACATTCATGCGCGGAATAAAATGGGCTTTCGTTCCCACTACTCTATTAGCTCAGGCTGATAGTTGTATAGGTAGTAAAAGTAGTATAAATTTTAACAGTTACAAGAATCTTCTTGGTAGTTTCACCCCCCCAAATAGAATCATCATATCTCAACAATTTTTAGAAACATTGCCTGATAATGACTTTACTAGCGGAGTGGGTGAAATAGCTAAACTTCTTATCATAGCAGGGAAGAATTTTGAATTTGGTCGTGTGAATCACACTACCATTTTTAATTTCACACTCGAAGCGTTGATGATAAAACGTGAATTTATTGAAAAGGATGAATTCGATAAAGGCATTCGACAAATTTTAAATTATGGACATTGTATTGGTCATGGAATCGAAAGCGCCACTAACTTTGTTATACCTCATGGTATAGCTATCTCTATGGGTATGGATGTAGTAAATCGTTTCGCACTAAACAAAAACCTGATTACGCAAGAACGATTTCAACATTTACATAACTCTATCGCACCACTATACCAAAATTTTAATAAGATTGCAATACAAGTAGAAAAAGTATTCTATTCACAAACCAAAGACAAAAAAAATACAGGCAATAAAATAAATCTTGTGCTCCCAGTGGGGAATAAAATTGAAAAACATGGGTTTGAAAACGAAAAAGCTCTATGGGATGAATTGCATAGAGCTTTTTCGCAAACACCTATTGCTATTCAATCATAGCTTTCCATCTCGACTCAAGCATTTCAATGCGTGTATCATCTTCTCTAAAGATGCTACCATAATAGTCACGCTTGTTTTTCAACCATAGCAATTCAAACTTAACCGCTGCAATTAGAGCTTTATCGGCGGCAGGCAATTGAATTGCTTCACCCTTAAAAATAATCTTACGTGTCTCATAACGATCTAAATGCACACTTTGAACTTCTCGTATTGATGGAATAGCGTCACGACTGATGCCCCCACCCATAACAAGTTCAATACCTGCCTTTTTACATGAGTGCGCTGTTGCAACAACTTTCTCAGTTACAAAATCTTTGTTGACATCTTCGCGACCGTTGGCTCCCATACTCATAACAAAATCGACTCGACCAAATACCAGGCCATCTAATCCATCTTGAACTTTTGCTGCTTCAATCATTCCATCAAGATTTTCGAAACCTGTGATTGTTTCAAGATTTGTTAAAAACTTGACTTCCTTGCGGTCATCAGAATCAAAAATTTTATTTTTTGAACTGATAAACTTCGATAAAGCATATGGAGTTTCAACCATTGGGGCAATGATATAATCTACTCCAAACTGCTTAACTTCCATCAAGTCACGCATCGCTTCACATCCGCCAATTTTAAGGCCGATGCCCAAATCTGCCTTTCGGGCGATTTCAATCAATCGTAGCAATTCATCTGTTCGAGTTCCCTCTGCTTCAAATTCTGCCTTGACTGCTGTATATCCAAATTCTTGTTTACCCTGTTTAAGAATATCAAGCATTTGCCGTTCTTTTAAGTTCATTTTTTATCTCCTATTTACTCAATTAGACTCATAAAGCTATCAACCTGTTCACCAATATAAGCAATTTGCTCTGGTGTAATCACAGGGCTAGTCCCGTGAAAATATGTATCTCCCATGACCTTGGTTGCATTAGGATAGTTTACTTTTGCATCGTCCGCCCTCATAATGCTCGAATAAGCGGGTTGTAGCATCAGATTTCCTGCAAAGTAGGGTCGTGTTTGAATTAACCTGTCTTCAAGATGATTTACAATATCGATACGTTTAAATGGCGCACCATCTTTAATAGTAAGAGGGAATGCAAACCATGAAGGATCAGCACCTTTTTGTGGGCGAGGGAGGTGGAAAAATTCTTCATATTTTTCGTAAATTTTAAAAAGCAAGTTATAATTTCGCTTTCTTAGGGCATGTATTTCTTCTAGTTTGGTTAGTTGTACAAGCCCCATTGCGCCTTGTATTTCAATAGGTTTAAGATTGTAACCTATTTCATCGTAAACGTATTTGTGATCAAAAATCTCACCACACATGTTAGGAATCCATTCAGAAAATCTTTTACCACATGTACCACATTGCAACTTATTCGCCTCAGGTCCCACGCAATAGCACCCACGACCCCATTCACGAAAGCTGCGCAAAATTACTTCTTGCTCGTATGTATTACATGCGACGAACCCACCTTCACCCATTGTCATATGATGTGCAGGATAAAAGGAACAAGAAGCCATATCACCAAATGACCCCAAAGGTTTCCCATCATGTGTGCTTCCCAAGGCATCACAGCAATCTTCTAAAAATATCAAATTATATTTTTTAACCAAATCCATAATTGCAGGCATATCCGGACAATTACCTAAAACATGTGCAAATGTAATTACCTTAACATTGTTTTTTCTGATAATATCTTCTAGACCTTCAAGATTTATGTTCAAAGTATCGAGTTCGATGTCTGCGAACACAGGAACAAACCCGTTCTGAACTATGGGATTAAAGGTGGTTGGGAATCCTGCGATTGGAACTAGAACCTTAGTACCTTCAGGGAGATTGTACCCCCTCTTTGACTTTAAAGAAGTCATCATTAGCAAGTTTGCACTTGAGCCTGAGTTAGTTAGAATGCCATGATTCTTCCCAAATTGTGGAGGAAATTTTTTTTCGAAATCAAGACACTTATTACCCATAACAAGCCATCCATCAAGAAGGGTGTCCATTACTGAAGCGTACTCTCTTTCATCAAAGTAAGGCCCAGCGTAATTAACGAAGTCTTTACCTGCAACCCATTTCTTATTTTTTCCTTTATCTTTAAAGTATTCAGAAACTTTAGAAATAATTTCTTGCTTCATATTATCCCCAATATGCAAATGTGCTTTCTAATCCAGGAACCCTGTCGCGATTTTGTGGTTGATCTATTTGTAATGGATAAATCCAATGATCATTGAACATTTGATTCCATTCATTATAACCTGAGACCTTTGCCCACCGACCACCCTTAACACCGAAGTATAATTGTATCACACCTCCAGTTTGTATGCCAATTTTACCTAAACTTTTTGCATGATCAACGAATATTGGAGACGAGGTGCTTGCACCAGATAATAACACATCAAAGTCATATGACTCAATCAAAGTTTTAATATGATTAACCATATCCCCCCACGTATTGCAATTAGGATATTGTCTGTCATCGATTGCGGGATGATAGGGAGCACGAATAACATCAACCAAATCAAAAGGAACAATTTTTTGCAAATTTTCTCCCCAAATTAGTTTACGCTTGTTCCATTGACTTTTAATACTATTTGCATGAGTAGAAATTACTAAAACTTTTTTTCCCTTTAAATACTGTGTCCATGGATCAAAGGAGATTGGATGTTGAAGGTTTTCAATATAAAGTTTTGAGTAACCCAAAAGCGATCCGGGATCAAATACCATATACCCTTCACTAAAAAAAAGAACTTTATCTTTTAGAGGTTCTGTTAAAGGCGACCCATTTCGTATGACATTTGAAATATCAACAAATCCTATTGCATTCGCTCTAAACATACATTCATAGGTTTTCTCATATGCAACTGATATTGCATACTCAGGGGTGTTGGGATATACACCACCTTCAAGAATAGTTAAGGGATTAAAAAATTGTTGTGAGATGGGTGTATTTTTTGCTACACAATCCATCACATATCCTGCAGTGTTGTCAAGGCGAATAACTGAAGCAGGCTCTCCTCTTATTAGAAGATCGCTTAAGTATTCATTCATTTCATAAAAATTTTTATTCATGCTTTAGTAGTTGTACAATTTGTTGTCGGTCATTTTTAATCCAATGAAATAAAACTTTTAGATTATGAGGTAGAACATTAAATAGTTGTGCCATTTCTGTTTCAGCTTGTACCTTATTATAGTTTGTTCCTGGTGGATGATCAATGGTGTGAAAGTAATCCCGAATCACAAGTCGACCCATGAGATAACTTATCGCAGGGAAAATAATATCCCACCCCCATCCCATTTTGTAGGGGGACATATCTATTTTTTCTTGTTTGAAAACATCAATAACATCTTTATGAATAAACCAACATGTACAATCAGGACAGGCAACAAGTTTCATTGTTTTATCTCTCAGTTCAACACCTGCAATATCTGTTCGGGTAGAATCGTACCATGTATAATCAACGTTGGGTGCATAGATTCCCCAGTTATAGGTTTCATATGAATCATTTGCGTCCTGTAAAAGATTTTGCCAATCCCTATAAGAAGCATCACCTTGAATATGAAAAAGAACATCACCATCAAAAAGTTCTAATGCTTTCAGGAATTGATCTGTAAAGTATGCACTTTCACCAACGTTTACCCACCCCTCATCGTTGTGTGTTTCATCTGAATTTATGATGAGAGGTGTGTGTCCAATAGAATTTAGTTGTTCTATTTTTTCTTTGGTCTTATCATACTGCCCACGCCAATTAAAAATAAATGACTGTATCTTCACGTTTTTTTATTCTCCGATAAACAATAGCATCAAACCAATTTAAAAAGTTATCAAGGTTAACATAATAAGGGGGAATGTTATGTACGAATTTTGGTTGTGATATGTGGCTTTTATATAAGTCCTCATTTTCATCTAACCTTTGAATGTGCTCAATAGCTTTATTAAAGTTTGCGAACCTGTGCATATTAACAAATGCATGACCATTAAAGTCTGCTGCAATTGTAGGGCTTCCCCAATAGATCGGAACCGTTTGTGCATAAAAAGCGTGTAAAATCTTTTCTGTTACATATCCCGGATGTGAATAGCTTTCAAAACAAATATTGAATTTTCTTGTTGACAGAAAATCGATTTTAGCTTTCTCTCCTTCAAGATTTGCCTCAATATTGTTGAAGTGTTTACCCCCACTATCAATCTTTTTATATTCAGATAAAGCATTATAGAAGTCATTACGTGTTTTGCAATTGGGGTTGCTTACAACAAAACTTGCAAATCCTGTCTTTTCTTTAACATCAGTAGGATTAAAAATATACTCATACTTGTAGTTTGTCTTATGAATATGTTCAAGCGCCCACATATAGATTACGAAAAGAGGCAAACGATAATGCCAAGCATGTAAATTGTGGTCAAATGAAATTGCATAATCGCAATCATATTTTTCGGGTCTTTTATTCTCACCTGTGTAGAAAATTTTAACTACATCTTTTCGCGAAAATTTTTTATTTGATTGACCAAAATTGTCATCACCGAAAATCAAAAAATCGGGATTGTCGTGATCTAGTTCTATGTCAAATCTTCTCGCTAGAATATTGTAAAAGAAAGTAGCTATATGTTCATGCGTATCTGTAAAGCCTAATTTAATTTTTGGTTTCATTAATCACCCATTCGAATGTTTTAAAAATTGAGTCATCTGAATGATCAGTCACATGCTTATAATTACATTTGACCTTCACTTTGTTTGACATTGATTCATTGGGACCCTTACAAAAAGAAACAATCGTTTTACTTTCATCTTTTAAATTTTTCCCCGTCTCACAAAAAACAAAAGGTCCTGAATTTTTTCCTATAATTGCGTTACACTTTGTACTCAAATACGAGATTTCATTTAAGTCACATGTATTATGTGGACGATCAAACCAGTAAGGGTTGACACCAGTAAAGAATTGTTCAGTGTCTTGAATTATATCATCAGTGCATAAAATGTTAAATACATTTGCTTTTATTTTTTTAGTGCAAATAAAGTCAATGTCTTCGTTTTGTTTTGCAAACAGTTCAATCACTTCATTCATATCAGATTCAAATGATTGATTTGACATAGGTTTACCATTGCAGATAAGAATTTTCTTTCTATCATTATTCGCAACAAATTTATCAACATTTGTTACATTAAAATAAGAGTAATCGACTTCAGGTAAATATCTTTCCGGATCATCATATAACTTAGCCCCCAATTTATCAAAAATTTGTTCCCAGCTTTCATATAATGATTGTAGATTTACACCCCCATGCCTTGTAAAAATATCATTCCACACACCAATCCATGTATTGATTGCAATCACTTCCCCTTGGTCATAAAATTTGATATTGTTATCTATTGTATTAGGCAAATTAGTAAGAGGTATATTTAAATCAAGATTTACCTTTGGGTGATTGTAATGCCAATACTCAAAGTTATACGAAGGAAAAATACTTTTCAAATGCCGGGCGAATTCCTTGTGAGTGAATAAATCACCCCGATGGAAATGATTGAAAAGGATGATTCTCATTCGACTCCCTTGTACAATTTTACTGAATCTTCTGCCAAAGATTTCCCGCGAATGATAGCATCATCAACCATACGATTAATAGCTTGCACAAATTTAGGACGCTTTTGTTTAAAGCAAATATCAACCTTACGCTTAATATCAGCTAGTTCCTCATCTGATTTGGCAGCTTGTGCTGCATCCTCAAGCATCCATGTGCGAATATGAAGGATGACTAGCTTTTCAATAACTTCACCCAAGTTATCTGTTGGGATGTATTCTTCAATGTCAGGCATTTGTCTTTTCGTTAATACATCTTCAACGGTTCGAATAATAATACCTTCTAGTTCTTCAGCAAATATCGTCATATACATCCTCCATAGCGTGTTCAAGTAATTTCATATGTTTGTTTCCTACAAAGTGATTGTTTCCAATATACACACCTTGTGAATGTAAAATTTCTGCGTTTGTTTTATGTTTGTTTGTTTCAATCTTATATCCTCTGTTAACCAAAAAAGGTTGTGTAAGAAGATTGCCGCTTACAATTGGGCGATACTCAATATTATAATGTTTAAATGCTTCTTTCATGATTCTAGCGATTTTTTCACTTTTGCATACGAAAGGAAAGCAAAAACTGCTATTGCCATCTTCATACGTATGAGGATAAAAAAGTGTAGGATATTGATTAATGATTTTAACATATTGTTCGTAGTTATGTCTACGCTGTTCAATCATCGAATCTAATCTTTTAAGTTGTGAGGATCCGAGGACCGCACAAATTTCATGGTTCCTAAAATTGTAACCATCTGTCATAAACAAAAAAGATGGTTCAATGTGTGAATATTTCTCAGCGTATTCTTTTTGTTTTGTCGATTCGCGAGCCATCCCATGACTTCGCTTCATACGCATCAAATCGTATAGGTCAGCATTATTAGTTGATACCATACCCCCTTCAATAGTAGACATATGGTGTCCAAAGTAAAAACTAAAAGTCGAACCTAAACTCTTTGATCCATACTTTTCACCTTCAACATCTTTACATCCATGCGACTCACAAATGTCATCGATAATAAGAGCATTGGGAAATAGTTTTTGTAGCTTATGATTATCCGCAGGGAACCCCAATAAGTGTGTTACAAAAATTGCTTTAATGTCTTTGTACTTTTTAGCGATTTGTTTTGCATCATCAAGATCAAAACTATAATTTTGTAAGTTAATATCACAAAATATTGGCTGTAGACCCAATTGAAAAACAGGAGAGATGTTTGTAACCCATGTACATGCAGGAACAAGGACTTTATCTCCGTCCCTTAGATTATACAATTCTTTTACAGCGGAAAGTAAAAGCGTGTTTGCTGTACTTCCACTACTTACAAAAAGTGAATGCTTTACACCTAGCCAGTTACTCCATTCTTGTTCAAATTTCTTGACCTTCTCCCCATACGTAAATCTTTTTGCAGTCATTACGAATGACGCCATTTTTATCCTATCACCCCATGTAATAGTTTCACCCATCAAAGGCCATTTCATAGGAATCTCCCTCGATTTTCTTTAAACCATGCAATCGTTCTTGCAAGTCCCTCATCAAACGATACCTTAGGCTTCCATCCAAGATCGAATAGTTTTGTGTTGTCTAGTTTTCTTCTAGGTGTGCCGTTTGGTTTGTCTGTGTTCCAAAAAATTTCACCGCTGTATCCCACCTCACGTTTAATAATTTCAGAAAGCTCTTTGATTGTAATTTCTACATCACTTCCCACATTAATATGTTCTGATGAGTTGTATTCATTCATTAAAAATAAACAGGCGTCTGCTAGATCATCAACATAAAGAAACTCACGTGTCGGAGAACCATCACCCCATGCCTCAACAGTGTCTTGTCCTTCAAGTTTGGCATTGTAAAATTTATTAATGAGACCTGGAATTACATGACACTTATCAGGAAAGAAATTATCATTAGGTCCATACAAATTTGCAGGCATCAAACTAATAGTGTTCAACCCATACTGCTTTGTGTAATACTTAGCCATCGTTAATCCTGCAATCTTTGCGAGCGCGTATGCATCATTCGTTGGTTCCAGCTTTGCTGATAGCAGGTATTCTTCTTTGATCGGTTGAGGTGTGACTTTAGGATAAATGCACGCCGAACCCAAAAACAATAATTTCTTTACACCTGTTTTATAAGCTGCATCAATCACATTTGATTGAATCATCAGATTATCATAAATGAAATCTGCAGGGTGTGTTGCATTGAAATTGATACCGCCGACCTTTGCTGCAGCGAGAAAAACATGCTCAGGTCGATACGTTCGAAAAAAATATTTGACAGATTCCTGATCACGTAAATCTAATGAATCTTTTGGTCGTACAATAATATCCTTGTAACCATTTTCAGTTAGTTTTTTTACAAGAGCAGTCCCCACCAACCCGTTTCCTGCTACGTATATTCTGCTATTCTTATCCATGAATGCACATCTCCTCTACCAAATCATTAAAACTATATTCAGGTTTCCAACCTAACACAGTTCTTGCCTTAGTAGAATCCCCCAACAATGTTTCTACCTCAGCAGGCCTAAAATACTTCAGATCAACGTCTACAATAGTTTTTCCTGTATTCGTATCGACACCAACTTCATCAACACCTTCACCATACCATTCAATATTCATATCAAAATATGGTGCACACCGTTCAACAAATTGCTTTACTGAATATTGTTCACCTGTCGCAATCACAAAATCTTCTGCAGTATGATGTTGTAGGATCATCCACATTGCTCGACTATAGTCCTTAGCATGCCCCCAATCTCGCAAGGCATTTAGATTGCCTAAGGTTACTTTTTGTTGTTTTCCTCTACGAACATTTCGCAATCCATCAACAATCTTCTTCGTTACAAAGTTGTGACCGCGTCGAGGACTCTCATGGTTAAACAGAATACCTGAACAAGCAAACATGTTGTATGCCTCGCGATAATTCTTTACAATCCAGAACCCATACAATTTTGCAACGCCATAGGGACTCCTCGGATAGAACGGCGTGCGCTCAGTTTGCGGAGTCTCTTGTACAAGGCCATAGAGCTCTGACGTAGATGCCTGGTAAATCCTTACATCCTTTTCCATGCCCAATAGGCGAACTGCCTCAAGAACTTTCAACGTGCCCAAGCCATCAACCATTGCTGTGTACTCAGGTGTCTCAAAGGAAACCTTTACGTGACTCTGTGCAGCCAGATTATAAATTTCTTGTGGTTGTACTTTTTTGATGACTCCCATTATTGTCAGAGAATCAGTAACATCACCATAGTGCAGCTTTAGTTTTGGATTGCTATATAGATGATCAATCCTACCAGTATTGATAGATGAACTTCTGCGAATAATGCCGTGAACATTATAACCTTTTTCAAGCAATATTTCGGCTAGGTAGGAACCATCTTGACCCGTGATTCCTGTGATTAGAGCGGTTTTCATAACAAGTCACCTGTAATATCGATACTGTATTTATAATACAAAAAAGGCGCCAGTTCAATGGCGCCTTGAAGAAAAGAAAACTTATTTAGACTGCAGGTACTTCTTCTGCAGGAGCGACTTCATCTGCTGCAGGTTGCTCAGTAGCTTTTACATCCACTTTGCTGTACAGATCAAGGAACGCTGCTTTAGTTTCTGCATCAAAGCGGTTGGTGCAAAGCTGGATTGCCTTGAGACGATTCTTGAACATGCCGTAGGCGCGAACGATATGCACCAGGCGGCGAGTCGAGACAAGTTCATCAATGCCACCCTCAAGGTAAGTTTTACGAATAATCTCACCCCAGGACACCAGCTTGTCAGCAAAATCTTCATCAACCTCGCCGACAACTGCCATGTTATTCAGAATAATCTTACGCTCAACAGACGCAGTAGGATATTCTTGCTCATGAGTAATCGGGAAGCGCTCGAGGAAGGCCTCATCAAGAATCTGGGCAGCGATAAACTTGCCATCATCTGTACCACGACCTTTAGTGTTGGCAGTGGCGATGATGTTGAACCCCGGTTGTCCGTGAATCAGCTCACCGGTTTTCTTGTTGAAGTACGGCTTGCCTTCAAGAATCGCTTGCAAGCACATAAGTTTGTTTGAGCCACGGTCAATCTCATCAAGAATGACAATTGCACCGCGCTTCATCGCTAGAAGGATAGGACCCTCGCGATAAACCACGTTACCATCAATCAGTGTATTCGACCCAATGAGATCGTCCTCATCAGTTTCAATACTGATATTGACTCGAATGCACTCACGTTTCAGTTTAGCACAAACCTGCTCAACCATGAACGTCTTACCGTTACCAGACAGGCCTGTGATAAACACTGGGTAAAATTGATTGCTTGAGACAATCGCCTCGAGGTCCTTGAAGAACCCAAAGGGGACATAAGTGCGATCTTTCTCAGGCACCAAGTTATCGGAAATGTCAGTGACTAGGCGCTTCATTTTAACCGTGGTAATTGGCGTCACGGTAGCAGCAAGCGCAGGTTCAGCAACAGGTTCCTGCTTGGTAACAACAGGTTTCGGAGCAGAAACTGCAGAAGGAGACAAGCTGTACAACCCACGACCTGCTTTGTATTGAGCCCCATCAAGAAGAAACCAGGGGGTCGGGAGCTGATTGTCAGCACAATACTGAGTGATCTCACCGCGAGTCACCGAAGTGCCATAAGCAGCGATAAGAGACTCGATAAGTTGAGCGCGAAGCTCAGTGGTGTAAGAAGTAGAACGGGCCATGCAAGTCACTCCTGAAAAATCATCATGTTTAAATTATATAAAAAACCCAGATTCTTGTCAAGAAGTTTTTACAACTGAGCACAGATAGTGTTGCAAAAACGCGACAAAAATACCCTGTTAGTTGCCCGGGAATTTACACTTTTCATAAAGGCCCGGCGAATATCACTCTTACTCGCTGATGTATCTACATCAATACCGAGGTCGTTAACTTCCAGGTCGCGACCGCCAGGAACCACAAAGTAGACATCAAACCCCGTATTCATAACCGGGAAGAATTTTTCCTTTCGTCCTTTGTTCGCCAACACTTCAATATTATCTGGTGTCGCGACACCATACAACCGATGGACCTTCTTTACATTGCTCAAAAAAGGACTCCCGTCGGTGATAAAGAAGCCAACATAATTAGCTCCCGTGATTTTTTTTGCCAACATGAGAAGACCTTTTGTAATCTCCTCATCACCAACTGTAACTGAATGCTTCGTAACCGGATCGGTAATGTTGATCCTATAATCCCAAGAACCTACTTGTGCGCGAAAAGAAGGCGAACCGCTTGTTGAAGATGAACATACATAGTTGGTAACCGTTTGTTGACCTTCACCGTCGGTCAAGAACATGCAAGTTACAATTTCCAACCGATTGGAATCGCGAAAATTATTTACCACGCTGATTGAAGCCGCTACAGCCTCATTCAACGGAGTTCCGTTAAGATGTTCTGTCGCAGGAACCATTCCCGTTGAGCGTTGAAACATCTCACCCAACAGCAACAGATTAAGCATTGCTTGATTATATTTCGTCCGAGACATTTTAGATGAAAGGTAACGCTTCAACCTAAAAGTGTTCTCGGCGTAAAAAATAATATTTCCTTCAGCACGCTCACCTAGTGGAACACCTTGGAAGGGAAAATGCTCTCGATGTTGTTGGTCTACCACTCCTGAATCAGTAAACCCATAAACCTCGAAAGGAATGTTTACTTTACGGCAGAAGGTGGTTACAATAAGCAGCTGCTCAACAGTGCCTTTAAAGTTCGCCCTCATTGATCCAGACAGATCAAGAAACATAACCAGACCGTGACTTTTGCCTTGCGGAACAATCGTCACTCGGCGGAAAAGATCCTCGGTCAATTTGTATTGACCAATTTTCTTCATATCAAGTTCGCCTGATTTATTGACGCTTGCCCGAGCGAATTGTTTCGCGTTCTTGCGAAGTTCGAACTCCTTCACCATGTAATTTACATAACGCTCATTCTTTTGCAAGAACGCCTTGGTTGAAACACCGAAAGTTGAAAACAGATCGTATGGTTGTTTCGCTACGTGGTTTTTGATGTTGTCATGAACCAGATCCTCATGAACAATCCGATCTTTCATATTGATCTTCGGAAAATTGACATAAGCAATCGGTTTGCACTGATCATCTACAAGATCAGATTCCTTACGACGGAAAACCTCATCGGTAACAGACTTGGGAGTATTGTCGTAATTATTTGACAACATTTTTTCAACTTTTGCGACCTTGGCGTCTTTACCGTCGCCGACTTCCATCTCATCATCCGATTCTTCATCGCCAAGATCGGACAAATCAAGATCGTCTAAAAGGTCTTCGATATCCGGATTGATATCCGTTTCTGGTTCATCATTCTTTGCATAATCATAAAGGGCTTGAGCAACCCGGACAACATCTTCCCAGGTTGTTACACCATCAACCATATCAACGAACTTTTGCTCATGGGCAGCAAATTTTACATTGATGAGCGTGCCAAGTTTGAAGTGGAGGTTGATGCGGTCAATAAGTTTCAGATCACTAATATCAGTGTATTCAGAAACGCCGAAGAATCCTCGCTCGAAAAGATTCTTGTAACCCTTGAAGAAGGAACTACGAATACCGGGAAACTTATCTTTGATACGCTTCTCGATCCGAGCATCTTCTACAATGTTCAGAAACGATTTAAAGTTTTTCTGATTACTTTTTGCGACGGCATTGTGCCAGCCCTCAGGCGGTGTATACAATGCATGTCCGACCTCATGACCCATCAAAAGGTCATAAAGTTCAGCAGGCATGTCTTTGAGAATAGGACACACCAGCACGCGGTTCTTAACGTCAAAGTACGCAGTGTTCGCTTTCTTATGCTGGACAGAAATATTCTCCTCAGCCAAGAGCTTGGCGAGAAGTGACTTAGATTCTACAACTGACATATGATCTCCTCAATCAACACTGTCAATTATACGCAGATTCTAGAACTGTACAACCGGTATTTTTAACTCGTTGTTTTTACACAACATTTTGTTGTTTTTATGCAACACCGTAGGATTTCTTGCGTTTTTTAAGGGCAACTGCCCATTTTAGAGGAGTAACATGGTCCTTTATAGTGACTCCTTGCATATGATCATACTCATGTAAAAAGATTCTTGCAGTGAGCCCCCCTAATGTCCTCTCCTGCTTCTCACCCTTTGCATTGTAAAATTCTACCGTGATTTCCTCAGGCCTTTTGATTTTTATTTGCACGCCAATGTAGGACAAGCATCCTTCATTGTAGTCACACTCACCTGTTGAAGAAATAATTTTAGGATTGAAAACATCAAGACGAAAGTCATCGACACCAATGACAAAGACAGACGCATCGATACCAACTTGATTCGCTGACAATCCGACACCTTTGAATTCTTTCATCTTTTGGTGAAGAACATTAGCAAACAATTCAGCTGTCTCCCCATGTTGTTCAAAGTCATATGGTTTCGGTGCCTTATGTAGAAAAGGATCACTGTCAGGAATTAGTTTTAATTCAGATCGTTTTACAATCATATCACAATATCCTACTAAAATTTTGATGTTTCTCAACACGGATAACGTTTTTAAACTTATCAAGCATCTGGTCACCCTTATGACTAATCACAAAAACATGAGTATCAGTGTCAAGGGTATCAAGAAGGTTCATCACATAATCCGTTCCGTTCGCATCTAAACTACTATCAAAAACTTCATCAAGAAGTAACAGGTTTGTACTTACGCTATTTTTCATCTTTGCGATTGCTCGCCACGTAAACAACAATGCAAGATCGATTCTTTGCTTTTCACCTTCTGAAAACGATGCATAACTAAAATCATCTCGATGCCGCGACTTGATACTTTCATTGAATGCATCATCCAGTTCAAAGGATACAAAGAAATCCATTGCAGAGAGATATTTATTCACCAGCTTATTGATTACAGGAATATACTGTCGGATGATTTTCGTCTTAATACCTGTGTCCTTCAATAATGTGCCTGCTGCCTCAAGATAAAAATATGTCTCAGTAATCTTTGTCTTGTTTTCTGACACATCAAGAATCTTCTTCGCAATAGATTTTAGTTCCTCTTTTGCGCCATCAAGTTCGGTTGTATCAATCTTATCCTTGTCGTTGTCATCAGACATCTTTTTAATCAGTGCTTGCTTCGTTATAATATCTGAGTTCAGTTCAATTAGTTGCATCTGATAGGTAGAGATGTTTTCTTTCACCTTAGTAATCTGATCTATTTTTTCTTCAATGCTAGTTATCTTTGATGACAAAGTGTCGATTGCTGTTTGCACTTCTTCTATCTTATGTGCATGTTTTTCTATTGCCTGATGTTTTAAATCATCTGAAATGTTTTGCATACAGGTAGGACACTCATCATGATTCTCATAGAAGTCAATGTTTGTCCTAGAATTTTTTATACGCTCAGAAAGACTTTTAAGTAATGTTGACCATTCAGCACGCTTCGTGACCAATGACTTTTCATCCATCAAAGAGGATTGCAATTCGGATATGTTTGATTGAATCGTTGAAACTGTCAAGGTTGCATTCGCAATGTCTCTTTGTGTTCTTTCAATTTCCTGTTGGTTGTCTTGCGCTCGCTTTTCAATATCCTTTTCTAACTTTGCAATAAAATCTTTTTGCAATTTTACTGCTTGCTTACCTACCACGATTTCGTTTTCCAATTGAGACAATTCTGTTTTGGTCGTGGTCAATCGATTCTTCAGAATCGTATTCATTGTAGTGAATATTTGAATATCAAGAATATCCTCAATAACTTCCCGACGATGACCTTGAGGAAGTTGCATGAAGGGGGTAAACGATGCTGATCCCAAAATAACTATCTGTGTGAATGACTTATAATTTAACTTAAGAATCTTTTCTTCAAGATGTGTTTGATAGTCTCTTGAAGCTGCATCCTGTGATAACAATTCATTGTCAACATAAATTTCCAATACCGTAGGTTTGATACCTCGCACCACACGATACTCACGTTTGCCAATGTTAAAGAAAACCTCAACCACACAATTCTTTTGATTGATTGAATTCACTAGCTGAGGTTTATTGATATTACGAAAGGCCTTTCCAAACAAACCAAAACAAAGAGCATCAAGAATCGTACTTTTACCTGCGCCGTTTTCACCTATGATAAGAGTGGTTTGATGTTCTACAAAGTTTATTTCTGTAAATTGATTACCTGTCGATAAAAAGTTACGCCAACGAATACTATTAAATTTAATTGCCATTCATTTTTCCTCTGCATAGTCATGTGCCTCTATATACAGTTCCTTGAGAATATTCTTAAGGCGACTTTTATCTGCATCTGTTTCTATTGCATCAACATATTCTGATAGCAATGACATTGTATCCTCAATGTTTATACTGTCATCGTCTACCTGATTTTCAAAATCAGACATATCCTCGATGATTTTCACTTCCGCAGGATTCTTATTATACAATGAGTCAACAACAGAATCAAATTGAGAAAAATTCTTTTTTGTAACAACAACTAGTTTGACATACTTGTCTGTCACGTTTGAATCAAACTCAACCTTTCCTGATGAATCATCATAGTACAATTTGACAAACATCGGATCATTGTTCTGTATGAATTCAAGATCGTTTGTTACGGTGTCCCAAATGTAAAAACCTTTTGGATCTTTGTAATCATTCCAAAATAACTCATAAGGGGTTCCCAAATACATGATGTTGCCTTTGTTTGACTTTGTATGGAAATGCCCACTAAACACTTGTTTGTATTTCGCAAGCACAGAAGGATCCATACCTTCATGGTTTTCGATACCCTTTGACATTTCAAAACCTTTTAGCTCAAAATGTCCAAAACAATAAGGTCGAGTTGACTTGTCAATGAACTCATGAATCTGTTTTTCATTATCCTTACATAACCAAGGAATCACGTCTGCATTATCTAAAACGACGGGTTCTTGAATGATATGAATATTTTTATACGCTTCAAGAAGCAACGTCGGGGAGTTTACATCTAACTTCTCACGCCAAAAAATATCATGATTGCCAAGAAGGGAATACATTACGTATCCCTCTCGTTCAATAACATCAAAAAAATATCTTTTGCTTTGTTCAAGTGTGTAGAAATTAATGTACTTTCTTCTATCGAACAAATCACCTAACTGAATGATTTGATCTACACCTCTCTCTTTTAGTGCAGGGAAAAACACTTCGGTGTAGAAATTTTCCATGTACTTATGAAAAATTTTACTATCATTTCTAACACCGAAGTGTGTATCACCTAAAAGGCAAATTTTCATACTGCGTGCTTTGCTTCTTTATCAGTCGGAGCCAAAGACACCAGCGGAGTAAGTGCAAGAATGAACAAAAGTTTAAACAGTGTAGAACCTGAAACGATTCTTGCAATTGCTGAGTTGATATCCATCGCATTGCCTCCAAGAATTACAGGCATCGCAACGAAGGCAATCATTACAAAGAAGATAGCATCAACAGGCAAACTTACAAAATTCGAAACAAATGTCCTTGCCCATGAGCTCCAATCTCGATCCCACAATGCTTGATAAACATATGTGTTTACCCATTGCGAAATTACAGTAGCAATCTCAGATCCAATCACAATACCTAATGACATTTTAAATACTGCGTCAAAGTTAACGCTAGGTCTAAATCCTGGAGCAGGAATAAAGGTCATTGCATACATGAATGCAGCAACAAGCAAATTTAAAATTACCCCAATAAAGATAATTCTTGTCACATAAGCAGCACCTGCTAGTTTATGCAACATATCACGCAACACAAATACAACACCAAAAAGCATTGCACCTGCAGGTGTTACAACAAACCCAAAATCAAGAAATTTAACCGCAGCAAAATCAGCAACAGTCATTGCAAGAATAAGTGCAGACGACAATCCTGCAATCCACAAAAGATTGCCATTGTCACGGGGAGGAAGAATCAAGTTCATAGTGTCTCCTTAGTTTTCGTTTACCCACATAGCCGAGTTGGCAGGGGTTTCCATAACTTTGACAAGTCGCAATTTAACACGACCGTCAGAGTATCCGTTTTCAGGCATCCAAATTTCTTGAATGTAATCTGCCAGAAATTTAGAAAGGCCTTCACAACCTGTGCGTTCTACAACAACCATCTTACATAGTTTCTTTTCGTGCAACATTTTGAATGTTTCAAATTCAGGATCATCTTCTGCAACCAACAAAGTATGATCAAACCATTCGTCAAGTTTTTCTTTGAGAGATTTATATCCTCCAAAGTCAACACACCAATTGCGACGGTCAAGTTTGTCCTCATCACATTCAAATTCGAAATGAAATGCCAATGCATACCCATGAATAAGATTGCAATGTGAATCAGCACGCCATTGACGATATGCTACAGCGTATCCTCTCTCATGTCCATATGTTTTAGTTGAAATAAATTTTCCCATTCAATCACCTATGTAGTAAGGGTTCTCAAGAGTAATAAATTTGCTAACTGCAAACAAAGATGAAAAATTAAAATCCATATGATGTAAAGTATTCGGGGGTGTACTATGAGAACCCTTGAAGGGTGTCGATGATAGATTTAGTGCAGCATCATAAAACATGGGTGAAATTTCATTTCGAAAAAGATACAAGTGTTCGTAGTCATAAAGTAAACAAGAAAATGTTCCATCAAGGTTATTTAGGTTATCCCTGTTTTGTGTAATTGTTTTTAACATTAAAAAAGTATCCCACTCACAAACTTCATCTAATTCTTTTTTTAGCTTTTGAATATATGTTTGTTTTAAGATACCATTATGCCACAAATACCGACCATCATAGTGTGCAGGGTGTATTGATGAAGTCTCTTGTGTCGTAGGTGCTTGTGAGTGGATGATAATATAAACAAGAGGTGATTGTTCAACATTATCAAAATTGATAGCACCCTCATATCTGTTGACGGTTAGTTTACCTGTTACAACATCATAATAACTAATTGAGTGAGCGTAATCACCTCTTTGAACATTATGTTTATATAAGTCGATCAATTTCTCTTTTTTAAACGACCCAATAATGCTACACATTTAGAAGTTTACTCCACGGAATGTTTGCTGAGTAAGGAATGGGGTCAACAAGACCTGCCTTTGCAAAGTTTGCAATCCTTTCAGAACATGATGGACACTTGCCACATGAATGTCCTTTATCATCAGGATTATAACATGTAAGCGTATTAGCCAACAAGTCAACATTACCATCAAGATGTTGCAAAACTTTAATTTCATCAAATTTACTTAATCCTGCAAAGGGTGCAATAACTTTGATCTTGATGATTCTGTTTTCAGAAAGAACATCGTTTACTTTACTTACGAACCTTGCAGTCGTATCATGATAACCATACTCATCGTGAATTTGTAAACCCATAACGATGGTATCAAAACCTTCAACTTCAGCAAAAGCTGCTGCTACTGACATGAGAATCATATTACGATTCGGGACATAAGTTTTCGGGCGCGGATCACCTAACACATCCTTAATCGTAGGCATACTAATATCAGTGTCTACATTTGCAGAGAAACCTTTACTAATTTCCCCTAATACAGACAAGTCAAATACTTTGTGCTTGACACCAAGATGTTTGGTTGTAAACTTTGCCTTTTCAATTTCAATAGATTGTCTTTGCCCATAAAAGTAAGTAAGAGCCCTTACATTATCTTTGCCATACTTTTCTATACACAACCTCAATGAAATTGTGCTGTCCATACCGCCCGATAAAATAACTATTGCACCTTTAGTATCGGGTAACTTAGCTAGAATATCTTCAATCATCATTGCCTCATGGTTTTGTTCACTAGACATTTAGTTTCCATCAGAATCATTGACTCTGCATTTAGAATAAGTTCACTTGATGCACGAATCGGGTTTATATCAATACCCCCTCGCCGTGTATAAAGGCAAGCAACAAATAACTCATCAGGTTGCAGTATATCATAAAGTCGTTTGTAAATACATTCACAAATTTCTTCGTGAAAGTGATTTTCTTTTCGCATGGAAACGATATATTGCAAAAATGATTGTGGGGTTATCGTTTTTTCCCCTCTGATGTAGACGAAAACATCACCCCAATCAGGTTGATTAGTAACCCGACAATTCGAACGAAGAGCAGAGGTATGATAGCGAGTATCGCTAAGAGCGTGTGCACTAACAACTTCCAGCAAAGAAGGATCTTCATTGTATGCATTAAAATCAGTTTTAGTTACATCAATAGTCTCATCAACAAACCAAAAATAGTTTGATAGAGGTTGTGAATTATACATGAAAACTTGTTTTTGACGATGGAAGGTAGCACTCACCTTACATTGCAAAAGTTTTGATAGATCAGACTCAACTTTTTCTCTAATAATGAGTCCTGCCATGTCAACAGAATCACAAAGTTTTACCATATTAAAAGAATTTAAATATAGCTTTAATGATTTGGATTCAACGATATATTTTGAATTTGCAGGATAGAAAATCTTTAGCGTCCCTGAAAGAGGGAACCCACTTGTAAGCAACGTTGAAAACTCATAGCAGTTCCAAACATCACCCCCAACAAAAGGCAGATGAGCGTCGTCGATGTTGTATTGTGTTCTATTTAGTTGGCGAGGAACAGCAACAAGAAGCGATGGATCAATTTCGTCAGGTGTTACATAAGGTTTTACAACTGACCCATCACCCGCTTTTCCTAAGTGTACGGATGCGATTTGTTCGATTGTATTCATTGAAAAAGGTCCTCAAGTGATCCATGATTTTCTTCACGGACAATTCGTTTACTTTTTATGTTTGACTTTGCAGCGTTCAGCCAAGACATCATAGTTGTATCATCACGTATATTTAGCAGTTTGTCGATATGTTGATTGCCTGAAGTTGACTCGACTAAAACTTTATCGATACAAGATACAAAATTATCGATTTGAAAATATGTATGCATAGCTTTTGACAAGTATGCAATAATTAGTTTTTCATCTGATAAGTTAGCTGCACTTTCTTTAACTGTTGAATATTTCCAATCACGAATACCATCACCCAAAATAATATCAATGTACTCATCCTCGCTGACCTTAGGTGAAAGGTAATTGTAAAAGAGATTGTAGACATTCCTAAAGTGTGCTTCACCTTTAGGTGTTCGAACACTGCCCAACGGTCGGCATGTTCCGTTGACTTTCAATAATCCATAATCAAAGGTAGACGTATGGGATGAACTATCATAAGATACTTTCTCAAATGTGTCCAAGTAACCCGACTTATTCAAATAAAGAATTGGGCGCATTCTTGAAATACTACCAACACCTAAGATGTGCAAATGCTTTTTGATGTTATCATGGCAAATCATAGAAATGTGTTTAGCACCTCGCAACATTTCAATCGATTCAAGTTCACCATTACCCATGCAAGTATCAGCTATCGCCATACCACTAATAAATTCATAATCTTCGGGTTCAAGTTCATTGACGATCATGTTAAAAAAGGTAATCATATCCTGATAGGTATTACCTTGAATAATAGGAATGACTTTTGTTTTCGCACCCAATGATTTGAATGCTTCGATTTGTTCCTTAATATTCTTACCTGTCAAGGTGCCTTTCTCAGCATGTTCAGACGATTTGAAAATTTTATTTCCAACATTCGATCTTTCGTTACGTGTGCGCGTGACACTGAAAGAACCCAGCGCAATCTCATCGAAGCACATAGCGTAATCAGCCGCAGTTTGTGTCTTGTAAATTTGTTGCTTAATTTCAGGTGTAATCTTTTTACCTGCAGTAACAATTTGTAATCCACCCGAATCTGCATACAGTTTTTTTGCCCCGAGATTGTTTAGAACGGCAAATCGTTCTGTAAATCCTGATTCGGTGTAACCATTAAACAAAGTAGCAATAGTTGGGTTTGTATTCTTTGCCTTTCTTTGTACACTTTCGTTCAAGCATTTCATCAATTCAAGCAAACTTGATTTCCATGCTTCTCGGTGGTTATCATAAACTTGATTGGTAAAAACACCCATCATACCACAGGCGCTTATTACATACTCGAGGTTAATCATCGCTTGTTTACCAAGTTCATGAACTCAGCACGCACTGCTTGATCTGATTTGAATTCGCCACCCAGCTTACTAGTAATTGTTGATGAACCAACATCTTCTACGCCGCGTGATTTGACACAATAATGTTGAGCATCAATAAGAACAGCAATGTCATCAGTGCCTAGAATATATTGCAAGGCATGATAAATTTGTTCAGTCAATCGTTCTTGAATTTGTGGGCGTTTACTAAAGTATTCAACCACACGATTGATTTTACTCAATCCCAATACTTTCTCTTTTGGAATATATGCAACGGTTGCCTTTCCGTCGATAACTACAAAGTGATGTTCACAGTTTGATTGCACATTGATATTACGCTCGATAACCATCTCATCATACTTCATCTTATTATCGACCGTTGTACATTTAGGAAATGCTTCAGGATCCAGACCCCAAAAGATTTCGTTGACAAACATCTTTGCTACACGATTTGGAGTCTCTTTCAAACTATCATCCTTCAGATCAAGACCCAATACCAGCATGATATATTCAAAGTGTTTTTGAATTTCTGTAATCTTTTCCTTATGTGTCAAAGGATTCGACCACATGGGAGTCTGAACTCCACATTTGATTAGATGTTCGTGAATTTGTTGACCCAACTCAGGATCGGTTTTTGTTTTATTGAATGACATATTATCCTTCCTTACGCGGATAGTTTAAGTACCCCATGCATTTTTAAACAAGGGGACCTGTAAGCGATCTGAATAACGATAGCCTCTTGCCATCGCCAATTCAGCCACCCTCTTATTATTTAGCGAATACACACTCTCTACACCACCAACAGGCATTAGATAAACAGGACCTTTAAATCCTGCTTTACGATAAGCAGATACAGCGTCTTCGATTTCCTCACTATCTTCTTCGCCAGTTACAACAAATTTTAAATATGTAAACCCAAGTAGTTCATAATCACACACCACGTCTGGCTTAATCGCATCTTCCCACTTCTCACCACTTACACTCAATTTAGGACTTACACTAAATGTAACTTCGTAAATGTTGCTATCATTTAATAGGTAATCAAAAAATTCACTTGTTAGACTCTGTGTACCATTCGTTTCAAATGTGAGTTCCTTTAAATTACGAATCAAATCATGTTCAAGAAGTTCAGGATACGCTCGTTGCCAACCCAACAAAGGTTCGCCGCCTGTAATGACTAGGTGTTCTTCTTTCCATTGGTTATGTGGGAGTAGATCGATGATAGCTTTGGCGATAGCATCTGTATCAAGAAGTGGAGACATATGCTTAAAGCGAGGATCCCAACTAGCGTAAGAATCACAACCGGTATTAACCAAAGGAAGATCTCTGTATTGGTTATAGAATGTAATATTTGCAGCCACATCGTCTCGTTCACGACTTATCTCTCCTCGTGGCATACCGAAACCACCACAGGTAAAATTACATCCAAATGTTCGAAGAAAGACACTAGGTACACCCATGTATCTACCTTCACCTTGTATCGAATAAAAAAGTTCACTCACCTTAATCTTTTGCATACATCCCCCAATAAAAAGCACATGATATAAGAATATTTAGCAGAAATCAATCATCAAATTCAAGTTTTAGTGCTGTTTCCTCAGCCATCTTTGTACTTTTCTTTTGAGGTGTCGCTGCTCTGCGATCCGGATCAATCGTATCCAATTGCTTTTTGACGTAATCTAAAAACTGATTACTAAAGTCACTTGAGTCAGTCTCTTGGGTAATGATCTCATCAATATCAATGTTTTCAAGAAGTTTATACTTTGTGGCTTGTTGTTTCTTTTCTTTTTGGATTCGTCGAATGAACGCATAATAAACGATTTGAGTATAATATGCAAAAGGATTCTTTGACTTTTCGGGATCAAATTTTTCAGCAGCAACAAGGCAATTTTCAATTGCATCAGATACCATATCGTCGCGGAATGAATAATTTATAAAGTTACCTTTGTAAGCTAAATGGTTAGATATCTTAATAAAACATTCGCCGATGTACTTAGGCAAAATAGGTTTGTCAACCCCTTGTGCAACAGCCTCATTACAAGCGGCTTTATACTGTGTCAATGCCTCAAGGAATTTATCATTGTCAACATAATGTGTTGCTTTTCTCATATTAGTGATACCATTTCTTTCTATTTTCTTGTGATTTGGATACTTCTTCAAGCATTTCTTCTATTTCTTCATCTTCATCGTACTCATCATCTTCAGTACCTGCGATCTCAGCTCCACCTTCTTCAATGGGTTGTTGAGAATTAGGATCGGTTATAAATTCAATGTACTTGTCGATAAAAATTTCCTTTAACTTACCCACAAACACTACATTACTCATAGGTATTTTTGTTGTGTTGTCGCTTGAAAACGGTGTCCAAGATTGCATAATGTATTTTTCAATGATGACACCATTGTGAGGAATCTTAAATGAAAAGATTTGAATGGGATCTATTATAGGAAGAAACTTTAATTTTTCAATTGTTGATACATCATGAAGGGTTGTGCAAATCAAGTTATCTCCGTTAGATAGCTTAATAAAAATAAACTTTGCTTCTTCAGTCATTTAAAGGTACCTTTACTAAAGTGTAACTAAACGACTCCTCATTATAAATTTTTATTCTTTCAACCATATGTTGTAATGTAAAATTTTTCTTACTTTTCCAACTTAGATCATCACCAATATCATACAAATTACATTTATCTTTGGTTTCAGAAATACGCAAACCCCTACCTATCGATTGCAAGTTGCGAACCCTTGACTTAGAAGGCGAAGCAAAAATAATATTATGAAGGTTACGAATATTTACACCTGTTGAGAATGTCCCATACGATGCTACAATTATGGCATCATTCTCCTTCTCTGTCAATGCCCTTATATTTTCACGTTGCTGGGTATCGGTGCCTCCATATACAAAGAACACCTTTCTATCCTCGCACTTCGCCCAAATCATATCATGAAGCATCTTGCCATGCTTTTCTACATATTGAAACAATACAAGAGTGTTACCTTTGCAATTGACAGCCAAGTTACGAATGAATTTATTTCTTGCATTGTTTGAAACAAGAAAATCCATCTCCTGTTGATAATCAAAACCTTTAGCTGCCTTTTTTAATTCATCTGAGTAATTTAGCACAAGGCAAAATATTTTTAAGTCAGCTAATTTTTTGTTTTCGATCAACTTTCGCGTCGTTGTCACTTTATATATAGGACCAAACAAACCCTCGAGGACTAATTTATGTGTTTGTGTTCCATCAAGTGAACCTGTTGCACCGATACGATAAGGCGTTTTCGTGCAACGAGACATGATAGCAGTCAATGACTTGGCTTTAAACAGATGTGCCTCATCACCATATATGCAATCAAAGTCTTCGAAAAAATCTTTGGGTAGTTTTTGTAATGATTGCCATGTTGAAATAATTACAGGAAAGTCATTTGTCTTTTCCTTTCCTGAATAAATTCGATGACAATTCTTTTCTACATTCCAATTATTGACACTTGAATAATCAATGAAGTCGGTGTACAATTGTTCTACAAGTGATGTTGTGGGGACAACAATCAACTGTTTTCGTCCTTTGTTATGGTGCCATCTAATAAGCGAATAGATGATTAAAGACTTACCCGAACCTGTTGGCGATATAAGCATCTTTCTACCACAGGACAACGCTTGATAAATTGCATCGATTTGATACTCACGCACATCAATGGGTTTGCCTTGTGATGAAAGTTGTAGGTCATTACAAAATGTTTCTACATCAGTAGAAGTGCATTGGTCACCCACACGTTCATACTTAGAAAAATCAATAGTATAGCCGCTATTGACAGCAAAGTCATTAATATGATCCACCAATCCACAATATACCTCACCAGTCATGTATGAAAAAAGACGAATCTTTCCATCCCACATTCTGTTTCGATACAAAGGTGTAAATTTGGCGCCAGGAACATCGAATGTGAAATGTTCACTTAGCTCTTGTCTTAAGCTGGGTTCACAATCAACGATTACATGAACCTCATCTTTCTTTTTAATTCGAATATCAGATTGATCCATTTGACCACTTTAGCCACTCGATAGCATTTTTTATATCCCACGTTCTTGAATTCAATGAGCGAATGATTTGTTCTAATTGATATAGAACAGTTTTGAAGTATTCAATTTTATCTTGCAATGCAATCAAATCAGAATCAAATGAAAGGAACTCATCCATTTCGTTTTTAAGTGGTTTCGTTCCTTGCCATTGTTCCCATTCTTCATTTAAAAGTTCTTGCTGAGTCATCTCACCTCGATAATAACGAAACTTCTTTCTACGCATGTTTGCGTAGTCAGACTCTGCCTTTCGCAAATTTAGTTTTGTTGAGGTAAGCAGATTCAAATACTTTGCATGAAGAATCGGTATCTTCGTTGCTTCACCACCCAAGTTCATTTCATCAATGGGAGAGTCTTTCTCCCATTGTGTTTGCAGATCACTTAATTTCATCGAGACTTTTCAAAGATAATCGTCGGATTTCCTGGGAAAGCATATGTACCATAGTGATTCAAGCTGATGTTTGGATCAAGCCAAACTTGCCCGCCCAATTCTTGCCAACGGCGACAAAATGTATAATCTTCTGAAAGATAACGTTTTGAGCTTTTTTCAATAATAGTATCAAATAATGCATATGTAAATTGATCAAGATCTTTATCAACATTAATATCATTATTATATTGTAGCTCAGGATATGCCTTGGTCATTTTATCAAAAACAGCGCGTTTGATGAGCATGAATCCTGTACCAGCATCTTTCAATGATACCAATCCATCTTGAACTTCAATAGAACGCTCTTCAAGATTTTTGAAGTTAAAGTTAATTGCATATTCACTACCTGACGCACTTACATCAGAGGTAACTGAATCTTTATTATCTAGAACATGACGGCGTACAAGGTCCCAATTAATACCTTTCTTAGGATATGCACCAACTGTCACATCTTTATCCGCTGCGATTAGACGAACAACATCCTCAACCTTGAATTCAATATCTGCATCGATGAACAACAGGTGTGTACAATCAGAGCGCAAGAAAAAGGCAGCAAGTGTGTTACGTGCTCGAGGAACTAAGGATTCATTCGCAATAGTTCCGAATTGCAAAGGAATATTGTGCTTGTCAAAGAAAAACACAAGTCGCAAAATACTTTTAAAATATGGTTCAGTCAATGCACCCCCATAACAAGGAGTTGCAATAAACAATTTTGTTTTTTGAAGATCAGAAACAGCAATACTTTTTTTCGTCACTTCAGGTTGTGCTTCGATTAATTCAGACATAATTTACTCCAAGTTTTATAATGATTTTATTTCAAATGATCTATATTTGAAAGTTGCTCCGCAGACAAGATACTGAATGTTATCAATTGTTGTATCAAATGACAATGGTTGTAACTCTAAAGGAAAAAGTTCAGTAAACTTTATTTCTAATTTTGGTGTATTTGATGAATTTAAAATAAACAATGATGCATCAGAATATTTTAAAGACTCAGAATATTTATTATCCTTTGTCGCACCGGGAAAACGATTTAATCTTTTATTAACAAAATCTGTCCAAATACTATCATCATATGCACTAATAGCTATAATCCAATTATATAGCTCTGAATAATTTTGCATTCCCTCTGATACAATAAATTTCAAACTAAAGTCGCCGAATTCAGGTTTTTGATCTGCAAGTTTTAAATTTATAGATGGTGTGGGAATATTAACATATCCAATTGCAACAGAAGGCAACGACACTTCTTGACAAGTATATGAAACATTAGGTAAATCTTTTACAACAAATCTAAACCCATTGGGTTTCAAATAGTCATAAGTTGCAGGTTGACTATTTGCATAATTGTTTGCTAAATCTGAATTACCTTCAATATACAAGATTTTCTCCTATGATGCAATATTTATGCATAAAAAAAGGGGGACCGAAGTCCCCCAAACCCGATCTGCGCCGGTTTCTTACATGAGATTTAGAACGCCAGACTTACGATAGTACTGATTACGTCCTGACGTAAATGCATCACCATCAGCAGCTGTTGAAGATGCATTTGGTGTAACGTATGGGTTAGCAATCATACCATAACGTGTCTTGAAGCCAATCTTTGGCTGGAAGGTGTTAGGATCAACTGCACGAACCATTTGGAGAGGAACGTATGGGCAGTAGAAAAGACCAGCGTCATAAGGTGAAGCACCTTTATAACCAACTACATAGAACTGATACTGTGCGCCAAGGTTGGCTGAGTATGGATCGATGTAGACACGGAAACGACCATTGAGAACACCAGCGAATGTATTGCCTGTGTCATCAACGTTTAGGCCTGTTGAAAGAGCAGGTGCATAGTCAAGAACTCCAGCCATTGCAAGAGCAGAAGCTACGTCTGCTGAGCAAATGACGAAGTTACCTTTGCCTCTACGAGTATCTTGTGCAATATGGTTTGCATCGCGTTCCATATTGAATAGAAGACCCTTGAAGCGCTCGACTGACCAACGACCGTTTGAATCAATATCAAGGTCAAACGTACCTGGGGTTGCTGTTGTAGGTGAACCTGTCTTGGCAACTTTGTAAACAGTACGAATAACTTCACGGTTGATTTCAAACATGATTTCTTGTGAAAGAATGTTTGTAAGCTCTGACTCAGCGTCAAGACCATGAACTGCCTTAAGGTCTTGTGCAAGTTCAACTGTGTACTCTGCCTTAAGAGCACGTGACTTAGCAGTAACAGTTGTCTTATCGATTGAGAAAGACATCTGACCGAAGTCATAGTTTGTTGTACCTAGCTGTTCTGCCCAAGCTGTAACGTTAGCAGTACCTGTTGTGTAAGAACCATTTACTGGATTTGTGCCAAGGTGTGTGCCTGTACCAGAGAAGTCGGTATCAGCTTCGTTGTAGAGAGCTTCAACACGACCACCAGCATTTGTACGCTCTGTACCATAAAGCGAACGCATTGCGAAGATAAGTCCTGTAGGACCAGTCATTGGCTGAACGCCAGCAACGTCATAAGCCATTAGGTTAGGCATAGCACGACGAACTAGACCGATAAGGATCGGATCATACTTGTCAATACCAGAACCTGAAATGTTGTTTGCAGGAATATCTTCAAAAAGGGCTTGACGCTCTTCGCGAAGGGCTTTTTCTTGATTCTCTAGAAGAACAGCAGTAACGGCTCTCTTGTAGGTATCTTTGATCTCGGGAAGATCAGAATGCTCAATAATGGCACCCCATTTCTTCTGTAGTTGTTCGGTCATATACATCTTTGAAATCTCCTTGATTGGATATTATTTTTATTTATAAAATTAACGTGCTTTTACAGCTCTTGAAAGAGCTTGTACATACTTCGACATTACATCGCTTGTCTGTTGTACAGGAGCTTCTTCATTTAAAAGCTGTTCTTCAGGTGAACTCTTTGCAGCTTTTGGAAAATAATTTTCCTTAATAACTTTTACTTTCTCACGGAAAAGCTCTTCCGAATCATAAGATACACCTTCAACTAGCTTACCTAGCTTTTCTGCTTCGGTATCAGCTAGATCACCACTCATTTCACTTAACACAATAGCTTTTCTTAAAGATGAAAGCTGTTCTGTAAGCTCAATGTTCTTATTCTCAGATTCATTAAGTTTTTCCTCAAGCTCATCTGATTTGGTTGAAAGAGTTTCAATAACATCGACTTTATCTTCAGGAATATCAATGTAATTCTCTTGGAACAGAGTTTTTAGACCTGTGATAAAATCTTCAGCGATTTCAGTGCGTAATCCGCCTTCAATCTCAAGTTTATTCTCTTCCATCCATTGCTCAACAACATAATTCATAAATGAATCTACTTTTTCGATTAAACCTTCAGTAATATCTTCAAGTTGCTTTTGCTTTTCTTCTTCAAGCTGAGCAACTACAGCGTCCATTTCTTCGTTTACACGTGCAATGACAGCTGCTTCGAAAATTGCAGTAGCTTTATCACGGAAATCTTCTGAAAGGTCGTCACCAAAAATGGCTGACAGTTGTTCTTTCAATGAAGGTTTTGAATCTTCTTTTTCTTCACCCATCGGCTTGTTGCCCGAGGATGCTTGCATGTTGACCATAGAAGTTGGGTCACCTGCATTCATGAAATTGGGTGCTGCACCTGGGCCCGAATTTGCTGGGCGAGGTGAATTTGGTGTTGACTTTGATACAACTGCGCCTTGGTTTTCTTCTTTTTCATCTCTTTCTTCATAATCAGCATCTTGTGAAGAACCCTGACGAGGTGGTGTTGTATCACCTTGATTGGCGGCTTTAATGGATGTGTCTTTGGAAACGTTACCCGCACCCATCGGAGCCATACCTTCCTCATTAAGCTGCTCTTCACTCTTACGTGATAGCAACTCTTTGATTTTGCTCTCAATTGACATAGATCTCTCCTAATGAAATTTACTTTTATTTATAAGTTTTATTTTTTAGAAATTAGAGTAATGAATTGATTGAACAAATCAAGCTTTTTAGACTCAGAAAGTTTTGTTTTCTTTACCTCTTTCTTAATTTGTTCCATTACCCATCCCTTACCTTCAACGTATAACCAAGATGCATCTTCCATAATGCCTTGAACAAAAGCATCGGGTGCAGAAGGATCAGCAACAATGTCTACGGTTGCCAAATGAAAGTCATCTTGCACTTCATTGACACCATCTTTGAGTTGTTTGACTGATCCTAATCCGCGCGAAGATACACCTAAGCGAACACCTTCCTCAATAAAATTCTGTGCAATTTTCCCCATTGGGGTGTCTAGAATTTTAGCTTTCCCATAAACATCATTTCCTTCAAATCTTAAATTCGTGATAAGATGTGATACTTGGTTTAGATTGATTGAAGGATTTGGTGGGTGTCCTAATTCGCCTAAAGCGCGCTTTTCACTAATGAGAGATTGATACCTATCAAGTTCTTTCTCAACGATAGGTTTTCTATAGACACGACCATTACGATTTGTTTTCTCTGTCTGCATGAAGATACCTTCAATATAGACATTCTTACCGCCCGTTTCTTTTTTCTCGGTGATATATTTAACTTCTTGTGTGACTTCGGTAATAAGTTTCATGTTAGTTTCCCGATACAAAACCTTGCTGATCTGGCTCAGCAAATCCGGCTTCTTTTGTTAGACCTAGAATTACCGTTCCTCCAGAAGCAGGAATCGTCACTACAACGTTTGCAGAGTTATTCGACGTATCTGTAAATCCTGATACTTGTGAAAAGCTCCAATTATCACTACCGAAAAGAACTAAAACGTTTGAATTATTTCTTTTAAATAAGATTGGGCCGTTTTCTGAATTATAGTAAACACTGTTGATATTTACCTTAATGGCAGCGACATTACTAACTGTTTCGTCAGATAATTTTAAGTCTGCGACAAGATCAACGTTAGCCGTGCCATCACCGACAAGTTTGACTACAGCTTGCTGCCTTACCTTCTTTAATATTGTTTTAGTGATTGGCATTTTTTGACCTTATCGAATGACTCTTCTTGGAGGTGGTGATCTTTTTGTTGCCCTTGCATTGACACCAATTGAAATCTTTCCACCAGGAATTTTAATTGATTTTGTTGCTCTTAGAATAGAAGTGATGATTGAGCTAAACATTTTTTATTCCTTTGCTTTTTTGGCTTTTTTCTTCATGGGAGAATGGTTGTTATGATACTCAGCCATCATAACTTCAACATCTTCAGTAAAGATAACTTCTTCACCGTGATCAAATTGAACTGTATACCATTCAATGTCGCCATTCTCATCAGGATCAGCGTGTTGACCTTCAACAACAACACCTTCACCGTACACATCAGAGAAAACATGTTTAGCGCAATAGTGTTGATCTTGCTGAACACTTTCATTCATATCATCCATAAAATGTGATTTAGGTCTAGCTGTATGCACATGAACAGTTCCTCCACCAGTACCATAATCCATATGATCATTTACGTCCGTGCCACCTATTTTGGATCCAACCTTAAGATTGTTCTTTGCAGCAAGTGGACTTTTGGGACCAACTGCAACAACCTTATACTGTGCTTTTTCGCTTGTTGGATTGCCTGTGCCAATATGATGGAGATGAATATCTCTGGGACCAATTTTTTTAGGTACATTAGGTTTACCATCAACCAATTTATGATGTGTCATTTCCGGAGAAACACCAGCATAAAAGTCTTTTCGTTCATCAATCTGTTCTGTTTCTTCAGTCCTCATTGCTTGCTTTGTTGCAGTGGCATACATTACTTCTTTAGCGCGCTCACCATAACGTTTTTTAAAGTCGCCAAATTTCTTTTTCATTGACTTGACAGTTTTTTCACGTTTTTTCATTTGTGTCTCGGTCATTTTTTCTTGAATATCCATTTGTGTACTCTCTTTAACTGTTGAAGGTGAGTAGATAGATTTAATCTTATTGGCTTCTTCTGCACTAATTTCATCATCTTTTAGAAGCCTATTTGCATGAGCAGAAATATTCTTGTGCAGTGCTGAATGTTGTTCGGGGGTTAGTGACTTTTTAACATAAGCAGCATGCCTTTGCATTTGAGACATCATCGATGCAGGAACACCCTTTCCTTGGCTTGAACCAACAAGATCTGCATACTGATCCATATGATCAGCAGGTGATTTTGCCCATGCAAAGTCCATTATTCTTCCTCTTGAGCGTAAAGATTAGAAGCAACGGTTTGTTTTTGCGCTTCTAATGCATCTGTAACTTTAATAGAAATAATATCTTCAAAGCGCTCTTGCGCTTCTGCAGACTGCCCGTCAAGCACATTAGCCATCATTTGTTTAATTAAATCTTTTGTTTCCATTTCACATCCTTTATTTATTATTTATTAGTTTCAGGTTGTTCTTTTTCTTGTTGTTGCATTGCGGCTATACCCTGCATTGCCTGCATTTGTTGCAATTCTAACATCGGATTGGGTGGTTCTTCACCGATCTCCTTTTCAATATTTTCGATCTCATCATCAGTGAGGCGTAAAATATTACGCTTGACAAACCCCTGACTGTAGTACAACCCAACATAAGGCTGTATAGTTTGTAAAAGATCCATACGATTTCTTAAACTTTCCGCATCTTTTGCTTCTTGGAAATATTGATCTTGAGCAAATTTAAAACGAATTTGTTCTTTAATATCATCCCAATCAGCTTCAACAATAATACCCTTTAGTATTAATTGTGTTTTTAAAAGATCTCGGAAAAGATCAGCAAATTTGTTGCGAAGACGACCAATAAATTTTGCAAACTTCAACTCATCACGTGTAACTTCTGCAACACGACCGAAGGTAATACCTTGTTGAGGTTCTAGTCTTGATAGAGGAACGTTTAATGCTTGATACATTTTCTTCTGAAAATAAACAATATCATCTATCTGACCGAGGTTTTCACCTCCCGGGAGAGTGCTAATTTCTGTACCCTTTCCGCCTTCACGACGAGGTAACCAGAAATCTTCAAGCATCGACATAAACTTTCTATCGTCTCTCACCTCACCTGTGCTGGAATCATAAACAATCTTATTACGATACCTTGCCATCACGTCTTTAAGGTATTGTTCAGCTTTTAATTTGGGAAGATTGCCCACATCGATATAAAAGATTCGACGTTCGGGGGCACGTGCAAGACGATAGATTACCAATGCATCTTCCATCATCTTTAATTGGTTTACAGGTTTAATCGCCTTATGCAAGTATCCGATAACAATGTTCTTATCAAGATCAACTAACCCCGAATGACAATAAGCGATTGAATCAAGAGTGATTCTGATGCCCGTGCCTTGTGATACTGTTTGACTGGTGCTTAAAGCAACTGTATATTGAATACCTTTATCATTGTATAAGTAATATTCATCAATTGTCTTTATAATATCAATACCGTTGGGTAATTTTTCTTTCTTTACATCACGAATCTTTTTTATCTTTCGTGGGTCAATGTAACGAAGTTCTAATATACCCCTTTTTGCTGATCCGGTATCTACAATTTTTTGATAATAAATCCTTCCATCAACATACCAACGACGAAAAATTTCATGTGCCTTTGCATTAAAATCAAGCAATGAAAGAATTTCTTTAAATTCGGCTTCTATTGTTTTTCGTATATTATCAGAAAGTTGCAGTTCTTCCAAATCTATAGACACGGGAGGCTCATCTTCAACATTAGCGATAGCTTCTGAAACAATATCTTCAATGGCCATATCACAATCAGCGTACATCGCCATTTGACGATAACGAGTGATTAGCTCTGATTCTGTTTTAGAAGTAGCGTCAAGGTCAACATATGTGCCATAATAACCACCAGCTGAAATAGTGGTGGCCCCGTCCTCGGCAATTGGAGTAACAAAGTTTTGATTCTTTGCTTCTTGCTTGCGAGGACGGGTTATTTTAAACCCAAATAAATTCAAATCCATATTTTAACTTTTTAATTAAACTGCGCCAGAACCTATAACTTCAAATCTCTGATATTGCCAAGTACACGTGAATGAGCTAATTTGGTCGTTAGCATCAAAACTTAATGGTACCTCAGAAATATCAGAAGGCCATGCACCAATTAACCTATACTCGCGAGTTGGATTACCTGCTTTATCAAGTTGGCGAACAGTAATGTCACCAAAGTAACCTGCAGGTGATCCATCCTCATTTGCATTGGGTGTTTTTACTTCAAGATCTTCAATGTAATCATTCATCCAAGATTCAATGTATTCACGTAATTGAAAGCTGGTGTCATTGATGATTGTTGTTGTCCAAGGTGCAAATACCATATCACCTGCTAATTTAAGCTCACGACCACGATAAAATGCACTTGCGGTACCAAATGTTCTTCCAGGTAAAGACGCAGCTGTTACAAGAAAATTTGAAATTTGTTCAGCACCTGCAATTTCAACCTCAAAAAGATTAGGCCTTGCACCAGCTTGAAGTGTTTCTCTGAATTGTTCTATTTCGAACGCCATTTAAGCTCTCCTTAAGCTGTTACTTCTGCAAAGTCAATGCCAGTCTTTGTAGCAATGAAGTTCAGAGTAATGTAGTTGATTGAACGAGCGGGTTTAACATATATATCCGCAATAAACTCATTCCTATCAATTACTTCGCCTGTGTTATTAGTTTCATCGCATACAACCTTGAAGTCAGTGATACCACGACGACCTTTAACATCACGTAGATAAGGTTCTACGATATTTCTGAACTGAGCACGTGTGAATGCATCATTGAATTCAAACAACTGTGCTCTTGCCGCTGCTGTAATTGCTTTTTTGAGAACAATAAACAAGCGACGAACATTGATACGGTCAAAGGCGCTTGGCTTAATCTGTAGTGTCTTGTCGCCAAACAGAATCGTACCGTAGCCAGGTGATGAAATAACAGGGTTTACACCAGCTGAATAGAGAGTGTCACGCTGACCTTTGTTAGGATTGAATGCAAGTTTTACAACATTACGAATCTGACCTCTGTTTACACCAGCAGGTGAGAACCAAGGATCGGCTGTAAAGTCAGTACGAGCACACAACCCAGCAATGTCACCATTTAGAGGCAACCAACGATAAACGTCATTGTAACGGTCGTATTGATACTTCCATCCGCTATCCATCACCACATATGAAGATGAAAGATTCGTTAGATCTGTATTTCTATAACCAGTTACATTCGTAGCTTTTGTTGAATCAGCAACACTTGGCTGAACATCAGCGTACTCAGGGGAAACAAAAATAACCACATCATTACGCTTACCATCACCTGTTAGCGCATTAATAACAGTAAGAGCGTTTGCACCAGGTAAATCACCCACAGGAACTAAGGAAATATCATAAACTTCATCATTCTCGAGAAGTGAAAATCCTGTTGCTTTTTGACCTGGTGTGGGTGTTGCATCAGCAGCATTTGAAAATGACATAAAACCTGCGTTAACATTTGCGTTAGGGTTATTGTTTCCTAATGTATCAAATACAACATTATTATTTCCGCCGATGCCTGTGAAAGAAGTTCCCCAATTTAGCGCTGAATTGGTAACATTTGCAGGGTGTGATCTCCATCTGACATACCTTGATTGCTCATTGATTACTGTAGGATAATAAATGCTTCTTCCGTCTGCCCCCAAAGCATCGCGTGCCTTTGAAAGATATTGAAACTTTTCAAGGACAGTATTTTTAGTTCCGGTAATTAACCCATCTTGATCAATTACAGCTATGTGCAATTCATCTTTTGCACCTGATGTTCCGTAAGTTGATGCATATGTTGAAACATTAGGTCTAACATCAAACAATGAAGTGATTGTTGATGTTGCATTGGCCCAAGACGCATTGTCAACAACAGCAACTGCAAGAGAATTTCCAATGTTACCTGGATATCTAGCAGTCATGAAAATATTTGCGTTACCGGTTAATCCTAAGTATGCATCATCGTTTAAAATTTTCTCTCCTGCAACAACAACGGTTGAATTACCTGAAATGTTAGATCCGAGAGTTGCATTAAGAGTTGTTGTATCTGCAGTACGAACAATATACATGCGGTTCGCATAACCTAAAAAGTTAGCGGCTGTAAAAAATGAAAGATAGGTGTTTGCGTCAGGTCTTCCAAATTGGTTTACCAGATCAACTTCGCTTGTTACAAGCGTTGGTTGATCAACAGGTCCCCATTGAAACTCTCCCGCAAAACCTCCCACAGAAGTAGCAACAGCCGGGACAACGGTAGTTAAGTCCTTCTCTGTTGCGATAATTCCTGGTGAAAGTTGATAAGGCATTTGTATCTCCTTGAACGTTATTTATTATAAAGTATCTTGATGGTATAAGTTATTTATAAAATCGCTCTTTTTCAAAGGGGTTAGTATCATACCAAGATTGTTTCAACTTATTCATATATTCGTTCATATCGCCTGTTATCCATAAATCACCTGCCATTACTTCAGCAGAAACTTTTTCCGGTACCCCAGTATTTAACATACCAAAAGGTGTCAGTTCGTCTTCAATTTGTTTCATTTGATTTTCAAACAATGCATTTCGAAGATTGACGTTAGTCAATTCTTTAAAATAAGGATCTTTACTTGCCCATGCTAATAGAACAAGTGTCATAACTAAATCATCATGATAACCTTCATCCGCACCGTAAACGCCGCCGCGCACTTCGATGAAAGTTGACAATTCAGATATTATATCCTTATCGAAGATCAGTAACTTTTTTGTTTCGATGAGTGTTTTTAAATTTGAACAACCAATTCTTTTGACCTGTTTGGTTGTTCTAACGCCCATCAATGCAGATCCTTTAAATCCGCTTGTAAGAAACTGACCGCTTTTTGTGCTTGATCCTACTCTGAAAATGTTTTCGTATTCTAAATCTGAATGTAAAATATCAGCTATCTGTTGTCCAATATCATTAATCTCAACTAAAACATAAGCATTGTTAAAGTCCTTTGCAACCTTATGTATTATGTCAGGGTACAATAAGGGACTAATTTTATTGTTTCTATATTTACCCACGACCTTGTACGGAACAGACGTAACATCAGTTAATGTAAATGCTGAATAATCTCCGCCTACACCTCGCGAAGTATCTACAACTACAACATATTGACGATCTTTTTGTGGTTCTTCAAGAATATCCAACCCATCTTCAGTTGTAAATACGTAAGGTGTTGCAGAAAGAGATGCAATAACATCTCCTGAAATAAGAGAAGCAGAAGATCCGATAAATGAGCAAAGCACCTCTTGATTGAACTTCAGATCGCCAAGAAGTTTACGCTGCTCTTCTGCCCACTTTTCATCTCGATTTGGATGTTCGTTGTATTTTACACGATAAGAAACAAAACCATTTGTTCCTTGTTCAGCATCATTCCAAAACTTCCAAAAGTGGTTATAACCCAAAGGTGTAGACGTTAATATAATCTTGGTTGTTGAACCTGCCGAAACCACGGGATAAACAGCAGTGAAAAATTCTTCAGCGATGTTATTTGGAATAATAGCTGTTTCGTCAACGTAAAGCAAGTTAACAGAACGACCACGAACACCCGACTTACTTGTCGCCGCAGTAAAAACAATCGATCCGTTTTCCAATTCAATATCCCCTTTATTCCAGGTGCGAATACCTTGCTGAAGGAATAAAGGAAGGTGCTCATACATCAACTGATAACGAAACATTATCTCTCGCGCTGCGTTAGCTTTATTAGCTAAAATAGCAACTGTTTTATTTGCTTGAAAAAGAGTATACCACAAACAATAAGCAGCGACAACTTGTGACTTGCCCATCTGTCGCGGCTGCATACTTATAACTTTTCTATTATTTTCAATAATATCGATAAATTTTTTCTGATAATCATAAAGATCAAAGTCAACAAGGCCCAAGTCAAGCGAAACTATTTTACAATACTTTTGAATAAAATAAATGGGATCGCGCGCGCACGCGACAAGTTCTTTTACTTGATCTTGAGAAAACTGAATAGGATACCCGACTTGCTTAAGGCGAGTATTTCCATTATAACTATTCTTTAATTTATTCTGAATCAATTGTCTTAGTGTCTTGTTGCTTTATCATTCGCAACAAGTCCTCCGTTGATCCTGCAAAGACAATGTTGTTTTGTTGTGCTATTTGAGCTGCAGCAACAGGAGATTCTTTTGGGTTATCTAATTCAAATTTTTGCTTTTTCAATGTCAAAAGATCTTTAGCGACATCTGACATTGTTTTCATAATCTGTCCTGCAACCTCATAACTACGAGGATGCTCTGAACTTCTAGCCAAAGAAATAACATCATCCAAAGCATTCCTACCTTGTGTTATAACCTCTCGCAAGGTATCACGAGCAAGTTCATAATCGTCATCATGTTGAACTTCTCGCAAAACTCTTTGTGATTCACGAGGTTCTATATTAAATACCTCATTTAGTTTATCAGTCATCTAATCCCTCAAATGTCTCTACAAAAACAATCGTATTGCCGGGGTAAACATTTGCTGTAGTTGTTACAGAATAGTTAAACATTAGATTGCTTAATTCAGGATCAGAATACGTATTAACTTTAGCTGTTCTAATAACACCCTGCTTGGAAGAGGGCCCATAGAAGTTAACTTTCATTGTAAATGATAAGGTCCAAATAATCGCTCTACGTTCTGTAAACTCTCCATCATAACTATCAGAAAATTCTATATTATCAAGGATTATTGGAATATCATGCTTAATGTTTAATTCGGGCACTGCTTTAATGGTTAAATTAAAGTCTGGATTAAAATAAGGAAGAATTTGTTCTATTACTTGTAATGCATCATCAGAATTTTTTGCGTAGATATAAAGATTTATTAAAATATTATAAGGAACAGGAGCGTATTGTGTTGTAAGTGTGTTGTTTGTTGAATTCACATACCTATTTTGTTGAACCGCAGATATCTTTCTTGTTGAATCATATGTTATTTTTACTAATTCAAAAGACATACGAGGCAGAACAATTTGAACATTTCTCTCTTCTGCGTTAGGTAATTGATCTATTCTTGCAAGAAATTTTTGTCTCGGGGCGTATGCAAGTGGAACACGAATCGATTTGTTAATTGATCCATTAGCATTTAGACGTTCTATTTCAACGTTATTGAAAAGATTTCCAAATGCAATGATGCATTTACGAATTGTACCCCAATAAAAGCGTCCGGTGCTTAACATTATCGTGTATATACCTCACCAAAAGGGTTGCGCTCTGTAAAATCAAGAATATCAGATATGTTAGTATCAAAATCATCATTTTGAGCATTTTTGTCGGTAGTGTTTATGTCAAATGTTTCAATGAGAAGCTCAGATGGTCTGTCTGTTTCCAAAAGAAAAGGTGTGCTATCTTCTAATTCTAATGCAAAAACATCGACCCCCTGATTAATCTTATCTTCGATTTCATCAATCTCTCGAATTTCAGTGTTAATATTTTCATGACTATATTGAAATAGTTCACACTCAAGTTTATAAACATAAAGTTTACCCACCTGAAAGAATGGATCTTTTACTTCAACATATTTAATTTCGAAAAATGATTTCGTCACAGGAAAATATAATAAATCCCCCTCTGCAGGTCGATTCACTAAAACACTAGCTTTCTTCCTACCGACTGATTGTTCCCATCTTCTACGAGCTATAATAAAAGTAGCGGTATCTTGTATTTCTACACCGAACTTACTTAAAAGATCTGTACCTCCAAACCCTGTAGTATTCTCCAAATAAGCTTCTAATGGAAACGCATCTTCATACTTATTTGTGGGGTCTTCATTTAAAATTAAATCACGGTTAACAGCAACACGCGGAATATAATAACAATCAAATCCATAAATTTTTAAACATTCAATAATAAGATCTTCATGAAGAAGCGACTCTGATCGCTTCCCCATCGGTATTCCACTTTGAAAATAGAAATTTGTTGGCATTACTTATCTTGTGTATTGTTATTTAATTGACATGGGTGTACAATTGCTTTGTCAGGAATGATGATTAACCAACAAAAAAGTCAGTAGGCAATTCAAATCTTGACTGAACTTCATCTTCAATTTTTTGTATCTCTTCTAAAGCCTCTTCGAAGATTTTTTGTCCATTCAAAGTGACACCGCCGGGTAACTGAACACCTTCAAATTTCTTTAGGTTCTCTCCCCACTGTCGTTTCAAAAGAGCTGTTGCATATCTTTTAAGGAACATATCATTATAAACATCAGTATACGTGCTTGGATCTAGAATTCTAAAGGCATTAACAATTAAGTAATCACCCAATCCTGCGTCTTTTTCCCAATCCATATCAACAAACAATTTATTCATATGTCGATTATAGCGGAAAGGTTTTTCTCCAACAAGAAGCATATTAATCATTTGAAGGTGATTCTGAATCATTGTATAATGAATCATGTCTACTGACATAAGATTATACAAATCTTGAACCAACATTTGATACCGAATATCAAATAAGTTTATGCCTGATGTTCGGTTATAGAAAGGTAAAACTTTCTTGATTCCATACACTGCATCAGAAATAGGGAAGTAACGATTATCGTATGTACCCTTTGAAAAGGAAGTGACAACACCTGTTGCACCAGAATCAGCAATTACTGTTTCTCCTGCTGTGAAATCTACGTCTTGAGTTGTCTTGTAAACTTGAATTAAGTTTCCTGAGAGAGGTGTAGAGACAACTGTTGTTAAAACACCAGAAGTTTGACCCGTAATTTTTTCACCACCGACAAATGCATTTGCAGTATTGGTAGTTAAAATTAAGTTTGAGGAAGTAATCTGTGCCTTCAGATAAACTTCTTCCACAGCATCGAAGTGATATTCTCGATAGAATTGTAAAGCATCATCTATTCTATCTTCTATCTGGTCATCATCAACGTTAATTTCAATAACGGGGTGACCTAGTCGACGCAAGCAATAATCTATTAATTCTTGTCTAGATGATACAGAAGCCATAACAGTCCCTATAAGTTTCTGAATATTTATAAGGACTGTAAGTTACTACTTCAGGCCCATTGTTTTACGTATTTTTGTGGCACTAATTGAGTGTATATTATCATCAAAAACTTCTTGCTCTATCTTATATCCCACATCTCGACCATACGTTATATTTACAATGTTGGGGACTGCAATAATCTCATACTGACCTTGATAATGAGGGTCTAGATCTCTGCGAATAAAGTTTTTAACTTGCTGAATTGCAAAGGGATTACTATCATTCCACCCCTGACAATCACGAATCATAATACAAACTTGACCCGTTTTAGCAAGAGCTCTTTCGAATAGTGCACGATGACCTGCATGCCAAGGTTGCCATCGGCCCAACATTTGAACGCTTTCTTTTTGCCAATCAAATCTTGGACGACGAAGATTTTGCACAATTCTTTCACCCACATAAGGAACCCATGCTTCAGCATTTTGTTCTGTTATACGAAAATCATACTGTTCTGGTGGTATAAATGCCTTATTTGTGTCATCAAATCTACCTTCTGCAATGGTATCCATCCAGATTGTCCAATCTGCTTTAAAGTTGTTTCGCATCTCTACAAGAGGCGCTACAAAATCGCAAATTACATATTCTTCATTACAAGAAAGAGCGAATTCAAGCATTCGAATAGATTGACGAATTCTTCCTTCAGTGGTGAAATCCCAATCATTATACTTTCTTCGTACTTCGTCAGCATTAAACCACTTTACTCGAGCGTTTAGGTTTTGAAAGGGTGTATCAGGTGCAGATGATAGATCCCTTTTTCCGTGCTTCTCAAGGTAAATTTTTAATCTTTCTGCAAAGTATGTCTTTCCTGCCCCAGGAAGACCCATAATAAGAATTTTTTGCATATTAAGCCAACGCTGCCTTTCCATTAGTAATTGCTGCTGTAAGATCGGATAGATCGCCCCCAAGTTCAACAACTTGTGGATCTGACATAACGATTTCTAAATGAGCAACGTTGCGTTCAATATTTCCGCGACCTTCTTCTGAAAGCACTCCTGTGTCAGCTTTCTTTTGAAGTTCATTTGTAACAACCCAAACGCTGTCACGTGCTGCTCGTACTGTTCCATCTACTCTTTGCTGTGCTGTTAGTTGTTGTTCAAGCATTTTAAGCTCCTATTATAAATGAAGGATTTTCTTGTGTTATGGGGAGTTCATTATCTGGAAGAAATTCTTCTTGAGGAATTTCTTCATTCATTGTACGCCAAAATTCAGCGTTCTTACATTTATTTATAATTGTTTCAGATAAAATTTCAGCAGGATTTATACCACGACGACCCAAAGTTGTACGAACATCATGCATGTCTGCCATTCCATATACTTGACCATCGTTTTCTTGGTGAATATTTACCAGGTTTGCAAAGTCATGTTTGAAGTAGTCCTCTTCAAGAAAGTCGTAAATTTTTTCCATGGTATCTTGTGGATTATCAAGTAAATCATCATATTCGACAAAGTGTAAAGCCCTTTGTTGTCCTTGCATGATGCATTGCTTTAACCCCTCATAACTTTGACCTAAAATGCCCATGGGGCTTGCTAATAGCTCACATCGATTATCATCTGTTAGTGGGAGATTTGATTTAACAAGCATTTCATCAAGAAAATTAAGTTTTACGCTATCAACTTTTTGAAGATTTCTTCTTTGCATTGCGATGAACGATGCAAGGATTTCATCAATACTTCTAACAGGGCAAATAACTTTTGGCTGAATGCCAAAGTATCCTGAAATATAATGTAACCGATTAACCCATGATCTGTTTTTATCAATGATTACGGGTTTGTCAACATCCATATAAAATTGTGGCAAAATGTTTGCAATCATTTGTGCAGCAATTTGTGGTTTTGGATACGCTAAAAACAATTCATCTTGTGCCAAAGATGTTTCAAGAGCAAGCATCGTAGGCACTACAGGCGAGCTAGGTCCGGAATAGATTCGTGGATTTTGATTTAAAATAGCAGATAATAGAGTGCTACCCGCTCGAGGCAGTCCTGCCATAAAGTAATAAGATTTTGGTTCAATTTGTTTTGGGGGTTCATTAGCCATAATAATCTCCTATTGCTTGTCCACAGATTCAATAATCTTATTTACATCAAACAATTTTACATCTTCTGTGAAAGGATATTCATGTTCATTCCCGTTAAAATCAAAGTCAAATAGATAGCTTCCGGGAAGTTTAAAGTCGTATGGAATTTCTGTGCAAATATTATCATGCATATCATAACCAAATACCTTGGGGCTTGTTCCATTCCATAAAACGGTTGATTTTTTATTCATTGCAGCCGCGGCGTGTTGCAAACTTGAATCGATTAAAATTCTTTTTTTTGCATGGAGTAAAATGGTAAAAAATTCAATCAAACTTAAAGATTGTTGAGGTGTAGCAAAAATGTGTTCTGCTCCATCAAGTTTTGGTGAGTTAAATTTTGTTACCTGATAGATGTGATAATCATTTTTGTAATGATTAATAAGATCCTGAGCAATATCGGGAGGCATGTCACGTGTCCATGCATATGGTTTTGCGTCAGTTGCCATCAATCCCCCGTTTGTATGAATCAACATTAGAGGTTTGTTTCTTTGCCAGAAAGTTTTTGATAAGTCAAATTGCAACTTGTTAAACTTTAAAATTGGCATTTCATTATTATACTTCAATCCATACATCTCACACCAGTTAGGGATAAGTCTTTTTCTTTTGTGAATGTGATTTGTAGTAAAGTAGGGTTCGTGATGGAACAAAATAGAATCTTTATCTTGAACATACCTTTGATAAAAATAACTTGTATTACCCAAAGTATATACACGTTCGACAAAGTTTAGATTTATAAACAAATCTGGGTAAGCACAAACCACAATTAGTTTTCTATCTGGGTAGTTGTTTTTAATGCACCTTGCTACAGCGGTCGCTGCTACATGTTTACCAATCCCCCCTTGAAGGTGGAAAATACTATATTTACTCATAATTTCCTCATTGTGTTTTGTACAATTTCCCAATTTCTTCCATTAAAGAAATGATTATATCGGTACACGTTTACAGTATCAAGATCAATTCTTCTTTGAACACTTTGTTTTATATCTTCACTGACAATAGTTTTTGAAACTACACCATGAATCTTGCTTGTTTTTAAAGTATAAATATTTTTGCATCGTTGAATCAAATAATCATCCCCATACCACACTTGATATAAACTTGGTATTACACGATAAGATGATCTTTTCACAAACATACACACACCATAAGCAAAACTCTGCCCACCAATAGGTTGTGACTTATTTACGTTTAAGCGAATAAGTTCTTCTTTTCTATCGGGATGGTTGGTGATGTGATAGTTGGTGATACCATCCTTTAAATGCACTCCGATTATGTCTATTTCGGAAAAATCTAAATTTTGCATAAACTCAAAAACACCATCTTCAACATATATATCATCGTTTAAAAGATTGATTATATCTGCGTTTGAACGATAGTATCCTTCATTCCATGCAGGGTTCACATAAATATTTTTGCCATAATTAACTAAGGTCAACTTATCGTGTTTGATTAAATCTTTTGGGCGTTTAACATAATCATTGTCGATTACAATGATCTTATTGATAGACTTACACTCACAATATTTTTTTAAAGCATCGGGGAAGTTTTCATCTCGCCACATTGTGGGAATAATCACATCAATTTTATTCATATCTAGATAAGTTTATAATTAATCCATGAGATAATTTTATTGCACTTTCAATTGCGTTTGCTACAAGATTGGGTGACTCTGCTGCAGTAAAGAAATATTTGCAAGGCAGATTTTTAATGTGGTGGGGATAGCAGTCACTCACATTGTGACTCATCGCAACAAAAATCTTGTTAACATTATTTATATTCTCTTTAACATGAGTAAACATGAAAGGACCCGAATTCTTTCCCATGATAGTGTCACAATGTGTTGACATGTATGCAATCTCATTTAAGTCACAATCAATATTGAATATATCAGAGGTAAAATATACATTGTTTAATTTTGTTTCAAATTTTTCTGTGCAAATGAAAGTATCAGTCGAATAAGTTTTAGCTAAATGTTCTATTATAGGGGCAAGGTTATCCAATCCGCTTTGCATACTACGAACTTTTCCATTACAAATCAAATGTTTTTTACCTTTATGTTGTTGCAGGAAGTTATCAGCTGATTTGATTTCATAAACACTCCAATTTACTTTTGGAACATAAAGTAAAGGATTGTCACTCAAAATTATATCACACCCATGGTTCTTATTTAAATAGTCAATTATAAAAGTATAAATTTTATGTAATGACAAGTAATTTGCGTGACCTTCTCCTGGGAGGTTTGCCACAAACTCTTTGTGGTCGCCCATTCGCGCTTGATTTTGATAAAAGTACGCTCCCACCCATGTGTTGATGTAGATGGTTTCATCTGTTTCAAAAATCTTATTGTAGTTTAGTTGTTCGACTTGCCATTTTTTCAAATCAGGCTTAAATTGTGTGCGAATAAGATCAGTAACGATCTTTGAATTGCACACATGATAGTAGCCGAACTTTACGTTAGGGAGCGAGTCTTTAATGTGTTTAAGGTAACCTCGACCTGAAAAAACGTCACCATTATGCCACAGATTGTAGAATAGAATGTTTTTCATTATAATCTTTTTCAAAGTTACCTTTGTACATTTTAACACCCAAATGAGCTACAGTGTGTTTGGGGTTAACCCAAATTTCATAACCCAACTCTTTTATCTTTCGTGATAAAGTGATATCTTCACCGACGAATGAATCATTCCGAACAGAAAATTCACAAATGTTTTTTAAAATTTTACCTCGAAAAGATATTTCAGGATTGGATTGCCATAAGTCAGTTAACACTTTTCGAGACAGCTTTACAAACCCAGTTCCAACTTTTTGAACGTTGATATATCCATCTGTAGGATCAACTTTACTATTCTCCGAAAGGTAGACATTATATTCAATCTTTTTGTCACCCTTATTGACAACGGGAACAGCAACGACATCCTTCGGAGACTTAAGAATTTCAATGAGAATATTCGGACTCCAGTATTCATCATCATCGATGAATACCATGTGATCATAACCTTGAGTATAAGCAAGGTTGAACAATTCGTTTCTTGCCATGGGGAGAATTGATTCATTAGAAAGGAAGACTGCGTTAATCGCAAGATCTTCTTTCAACCCCAATTTAATTGATTCACATAAACTGTGAACATAATATGCATCAACTTTACCATATAAACATGGTGTGGCTATCAAAATCTTTTTCATAATGTATCTCCATAAAAATAATATTTATTTAGATTCAATCGCCTCAATTCTTGCTTTTAATTGATCAATCTCCGCTGACATTTCTTTTATAGCATTAACCAGAATAGGTATCAAATAATCGCTTGTTATTTGTAACTTATCTGGAGTATCGTCACTGACGATAACCTTTTCAACACCCTCTAATGCTGCAATTTCTTGTGCACTAAATCCATAACGTTTTTTATTTGGAGGATCAGTAATTTCATTCGTTATACGGTTTTTGAATGCATAAGCTATAGGATTAACATTACTTAAAAATCCTCTTCCATGTGGGACAGGGCCGAAAATACATTTATCACGAATATCAGAAACAGCTGTCCAAGCAATTTGTATTTGAGCACAAGCGTGGGAGCTATTGCCCATAATAATACGATTTGATTCAGTCGTTATGTTTGCAAGACCAGTAGCTCCTACCCCACTACAACATCCGAAGAATATGTTATTAGTACCTGTAGTGTTACAATTTCCGGCACACAAACCAGCAAAAAGATTATGATTTCCATTAATACTTTCTATACCTGCCGATGTTCCTATAAAAATATTATGATTTCCCGTAGTATTTGAAAACCCCGCGGCCCACCCAATAAACGTATTATAAGTGCCGGAATCATTACAATAACCTGTAGCTCTGCCAATAAAGTTATTGTGACAACCATTGACATTATTTGTACCTGCAGAAGTACCAATAAACGTATTATAAGTGCCAATATTATAAGCACCTGATGCAGTGTTTTCTCCTATAAAGATGTTTTTTGACCCGGTTGTATTTCTATAACCTGCATTTTTACCTAGAGCAATATTTAAATTACCTGTAGTATTATTATATCCTGCGTCGAGACCAAAGAAGTTATTATAACAACCTGTAGTATTACATCCACCTGCATTACGACCAAAGAAATTATTATGATTACCTGTTGTGTTACTTAAAGCTGTTAATGTTCCGAAGAAATTATTATAACTACCTGTGGTATTCTTATTTCCTGCACTTAATCCAAAAAAGTTATTATTGCAACCTGTACTATTACAACAACCTGCGCCATTACCAAAGAAGTTATTATGAATACCTGTAGTATTGTAACGACCCGCATAACGACCAAAGAAACTATTATTACAACCTGTGGTATTACAACGACCCGCACTTAATCCAAAAAAGTTGTTGTCACAGCCAGTAGTATTTAAACAACCTGTAGCGCGCCCAAAGAAGTTGTTGTTCCTGGCTGTCGTATTGCCGCATCCAGCACACCGTCCTAAGAAGTTATTATCACAACCTGTGGTATTACAACGACCTGCATTTTCTCCAATAAAGTTATTGTAGGAACCTGTAGTATTGTAACGACCCGCCCAAAATCCAAAGAAGCTATTATGAACACCTGTAGTATTTAAACATCCTGCGTAACAACCAAAGAAGTTATTATTACAACCTGTAGTATTGCAGAACCCAGCACGGCGGCCAATGAAGATGTTTTCACAGCCGATGGTGTTGTTGTACCCCGCAAAAAAACCAAAGAAGTTATTTGAAACGCCTGTAGTGTTACTACGACCTGCACTAAATCCGGCAAAGAAATTATATGATCCAAATGTTGTACAACGACCTGCATACCGTCCAATAAAGATATTATGACAACCTGTTGCTGTTAATGCACAGGCATCAACAACAGTAAAGTTCTTTTGTGCATCTAATGTTGCTCCACCACCCCCACCTGCACTAATGGTCACATTAGACGCTGCAGTAATACGACCTTGTGCGTCAACTGTTATCACAGGAACTATAGTAGAATTTCCATAAGTGGCTGCCGTTACACCACTAGTAGCTAACCCAACAGTGATTACGTTACCTTCACCTGTAGTACCTGTTGCTGTTATACCTGTACCACCAACAACACGATCTGTGTAGTTTCCTGTTGTATCTGTTCCAAGTGCAACAGAGTTTGACGCAACAGTTAATGTTACATCTAATGAATTAGTATTTTGATTGGTTAAGTTAAGATTAGCTGTACCTGTTACATCACCCGTAAATCTTAAATTAACCGCAGGTTTGTTTGTTGTTATACCATAATTTCTATCAATAGCTACATTAGATGCACTTGTTACTCTACCCGTAGTATCAACTGTTACTTGTGATACCACATTTGCATTACCGTAACTACCTGCTGTAACACCACTGGTAGCTAATGCAACAGTGATTACGTTACCTTCACCTGTAGTACCTGTAGCAGTAATACCTGTGCCTCCAACAACACGATCTGTGTAGTTTCCTGTTGTATCTGTTCCTAAGGCAACAGAATTGGTTGCGACAGTTAATGTTACATCTAATGAATTAGTATTTTGATTGGTTAAGTTAAGATTAGCTGTACCCGTAACATCGCCAGTAAATCTTAAATTAACCGCAGGTTTGTTTGTAGTTATACCATAATTTCTATCAATTAATAAGTTGGCTGCTGATGTTACTCTACCAGTAGTATCAAGTGTTACTCGTGGCACAGCATTTGCATTACCGTAACTGCCCGCAGTTACACCACTGGTAGCTAATGCAACAGTTATAACATTACCTTCATCTGCTGTACCTGTAGCAGTAATACCTGTACCTCCAACAACACGATTTGTGTAGTTTCCTGTTGTATCTGTACCTAAAGCGACAGAGTTTGTTGCTATCGTAGTTGTTATTGATATAACAGTTGAATTAGCCGTCAAAACTGCGTTTGCTGTTCCGGTAACATCACCTGTTAATATTATATTAGCCGCAGGATCATTAACAAAATTATTATAGTTTAAATAATACGTTGAATCTTGTCCGTCTAGTAAGTCTGAATCACTTGCCTTTGCCGTTAATCCTAAGTAACGTGTATCAAGGTTAGCTGTAGCTACTGAAGCTGCTGTTACATGCCCAAATGTATCGAATTCTAAAGATACGTCCTGAATGACAATACCATTTGAGTTGTCACTAGATACGTTTGCTACAGAGCTAGTATCAGCATGTGAGACGGTTATAACATTACCTTCGTCGGCTGTACCTGTTGCTGTTATACCCGTTCCTGCGACAACTGTATTAGTATAATTTCCTGTTGTATCTGTTCCTAAAGCGACAGAGTTTGTTGCTACAGTTAATGTTACATCTAATGAATTAGTATTTTGATTGGTTAAGTTAAGATTAGCTGTACCAGTAACATCTCCAGTAAAGTTTAAATTAACCGCAGGTTTGTTTGTTGTTATACCATAATTTCTATCAATTAATAGGTTAGATGCACTAGTTACTCTACCAGTAGCGTCTACAGTAATTTGTGACACAGCATTTGCATTACCGTAAATACCTGCCGTTACTCCGCTTGTTCCTAAACCAACTGTAATTACGTTACCTTCACCTGTAGTGCCTGTTGCTGTTATACCTGTACCACCAACAACCCTATCGGTATAGTTTCCTGTTGTATCTGTTCCTAAAGCGACAGAGTTTGCTCCAACAGTTAATGATACATCCAAGGAATTAGTATTTTGATTACTTAAGTTAAGATTAGCTGTACCTGTTACATCACCCGTAAATCTTAAATTAACTGCAGGTTTGTTTGTAATAGACGCATAAGCGGGTGTTGCTGTTACATTAGATGCGCTTGTAATTCTTCCCTTAGCATCTACGGTAATGGCAGGTATACTTGTCACCCCACCATATGTGGTAGCAACTACTCCTGAATTGGGAAGTGAGGTTGAACTTCCTAAAGTGCCTGTAATATTTCCGCTCACACTAATGTTGCCTGCAACCACATTATTTGTAGCAATCAAATTAGCCGCAATGATGTTTGCTGATGCAACTACAGAGTTTCCAGTATTTGTGGTAAGTGTTATGCTGTTACCTTGCAAATCACCATTTACATTTAGTTTAAATCCTCCATCAGTCGCTGTTCCGATGAGAACGTTTCCACTGTATTGCGCTATGCGAACTTGACCCGTATCATACACTTCTAGAGAAGGGATACCTGATATATCATTTACACTGTAAATAACACCTGTCAAAGAGTTTTCTATACTAAAAAGCTGACCCGCACTTCCTTCCCAACTTAATGTGCCATTTCCTGTGGGATATGTTCGAACTGTTATATTATAAGGACCTAATGTTGCATTTCCTGCAGTAAAAACTATCTTCGGATCATCAACAGACGATCCTTTATTAGGTGTAATTACAATATCTTTATCGGTATTTGCCATGGTTCTATTTGGTTAAGTTATAATTTCAGCATCATTGTATTCTTTCAAAAGTTCAATATAAATTTCTTCTACATTATTAAAATTTTTATTATATGTTCTGTCAAATGTTTTAATGTCGATTGTTTTGTCATAATTTGTTTCCAATACATTGATGATGCACATATTATTTATGTTTTTATACTCTTTTATTATTACTTAATGACTTTGAGTTTTTCGGGTCAGTAAGAAATATTATTCCCCCTTTATCTATTTGGGGGCCAGCAAAGCTACTCATACATTAAACCTGCCTCGAAGAGCATTAAAATTTTGTTGCACTTCATTGATATTCAATTCTTTATTATATATTTTAGCCACAGCAATTCTACCTTTCATGTAATTACCGGGAGCATTGTTAAGAGTACTACCCTGTCCCCCTAAAGAATAATTACCTACGTCAGGTGATCCTGTGGGCGATCCATTTGCACTACTACTCACTGTTCCGTTTATGTATAGGTTTACATTTGATGTACCGTCCCATGTTCCTACGATATGTACCCAAGTATTACTTGTCACAGTCCCATATACTTGAATTGTAGCTGTATCGTGTCTCAACCACATTCCGACTTCATTATCAACATTTCTTCTTATTAAGCCAAAAGTGCCAGCTGTGCTACCCCGACTAAACAATCCTCCACGATTCGTGTTATGCCATGTGCCATCCGAGTCAAAATATGTCCACATTTCGAAAGAAGTGGGTTGACTCCATGTAGAGGGATAAGTTATCCCTGCTGTAACCATTGCAGAGTTTACAGTGGCATCTAAACCAAAATAACCAGAAGTATTGTAAAGAGTGTTTGCTCCTAGTGTTGCGTATGAACTATCTAAAAGTCCTGTCCACGTTAGTCCATTACCTGAATAACTTTTTAAATTTATAGCATCTAAATACAACTGTAATCTACTGGTGACAATACTGGGGCTATGACGTAAACTCATACGTTATATCTCCCACGCAAGGCTTGAAAGTTTTGTAAAATTTCTGAATCACTTAATGTTCTATTGTAAAATACTACATTGGAATACTTTCCAATAAAGCATTGAGATGATTGAAATCCACTTTCAACACCATCTTGTTCTTGACCCATAACGATTGCTCCAGTTATAGTTAATGTAGTAGAAGGACATGCTGCTGTTCCCTGATCAACCCCATTTAAAAATAACCCCATTGTTGTCCCACCGGTCCTATAGAATACAAAATTATACCATGTATTATTCTGAAATGTATAATTAAATGTACTATAAGTTGTGTCTATTAATGTTTGGATATAAGTGTTATACCACTCAACAGAAAAATTGTTCCCTCCAGTATTTGTTGCATGAAATAAAGTATTCAAATTTCCAGAAGTAATAGATGTTGCATTCACCCACAATGATAAAGTAAAATCTGTAATATTAGAAATTACTGAGTTTGGTATTAAGATGTAATTTGTAATATTTGCACTACTACCTAAATCGATAGTTTTGTCATTGAACGTAGTAGTTCCCTTTAAAATTCCGTTATTTCCAAGACCACTCAAATCAACCCAAGTGTTCCCGCTACCTAGATAGCTTTTTATGTTAGCTGCATCTAAACACAGCTGTAATCCATTGGTGACAATACTAGGATTATAAGATACACTCATCGTTATTTTTCTACAACTAATTTATTTACATCTTTTCTTTCTGCAAAAATCATATAGAAACACTCAATTTTTTTGTCTAATAAGTTATCATTTTTAATGACAACACAATTTTCTGTAATTTTATCGACATACAGCTTTTGATGTTTACCTATCGGTGTTATATTCACAGTTATTGAATCGATACTTACTAAGTTTTTCCAATAATAGGGTAATTCAATGACTCCCATTTCCTTCTCAGTTAACTTTCCACGAACGTAAACACCATTTTCGGGGCCTTCAAGCGATCCATAAACCAGACGTTTACCTTCAACTGATGGGTGAGGAATATCAAAGGATTTAGTAGTTGCTGCAAATGATCCATTAACTTCAAGGGCATATGTCGGATTTATGGTCCTGATTCCGACATTTCCTGCAACAATTAGAGATTTATTCGTTGCTGCGGGTTCAAGGAAGTATGAAACGTTTGATGATGAGAAATAAATGTTTGAAAGAACATTACCTGTGAGCGTTGTATTACTATTAGCACCATCATGTAAATAGCGAACAATTGATCCGGTTGCTAGTATAATTGTATTTGAAGTTGCTCCAGTACAAGAAACAGAACCTAAAATTATGTTATTGTTTCCAGTAGTAATATCAGAGCCAGAATTAAGGCCCAAGAAGATATTGCAACTACCTGTAGTATTACAAAGACCAGCACTTGCACCAAAGAAGTTGTTATGATTACCTGTTGTGTTTAAACAACCCGCTCCAGGACCAAAGAAGTTGTTATTACCCCCTGTTGTATTACAACGACCTGCATTTATTCCAAAAAAGTTATTATAACAACCTGAAGTATTTGAACGCCCTGCAGCTTGGCCAAATAAGTTATTATGATTACCTGTTGTATTACAAAGACCAGCATTAGGTCCTAAGAAGTTGTTGGAATTACCTGTTGTATTTCCACATCCTGCATTTTGTCCAAAGAAGTTATTATAAGAACCTATAGTATTTGAACAACCTGCATTAGGTCCTATGAAGTTATTCGAACGACCTGTTGTATTTAAACACCCTGCACCTTGTCCAAAGAAGTTATTATAACAACCTGTAGTATTACAACGCCCCGCATTTATACCAAAGAAGGTATTACTATTTCCTGTAGTATTACAACGACCAGCATTTTGTCCAATGAAAGTATTATAACACCCTGTAGTATTTGAAAACCCTGCTTCTTGACCAAAGAAGTTATTAAAACATCCTGTAGTATTTGAACAACCTGCATTTAATCCAAAAAAGTTGTTGGAAGCACCTGTCGTATTATTACGTCCTGCTGCAGAACCAAAGAAGTTGTTTCTAATACCTGTAGTATTACAAAGCCCTGCACTTAATCCAAAAAAGTTATTATTATTACCTGTAGTATTACTACTACCTGCTACATGACCAATGAAGTTATTGTAAGATCCTGTTGTATTTGCACAACCTGCTTGTACACCAAAGAAATTATTTGAATTGCCAGTAGTGTTTGAACTACCTGCATTTGCACCAAAGAAGTTGTTTCTAAGGCCTGTAGTATTACAATGACCTGCTTCTGGACCAAAGAAGTTATTTTCATTGCCTGTGGTATTACAACGACCTGCAGAGCGACCAAAGAAGTTATTTAAATTGCCAGTTGTATTACTACGTCCTGCATTTGAACCAATGAAAGTATTATAACACCCTGTAGTATTTGAAAACCCCGCAGAATTTCCAAAGAAGGTATTATGATTGCCTGTGGTATTTAAACATCCTGCGTTTACACCAAAAAAGTTATTCGAACACCCTGTAGTATTTGAAAACCCTGCAGCTTGGCCAAAGAAGTTGTTGTGATTGGCTGTAGTATTTGAAAACCCTGCAGAATTTCCAAAGAAGTTGTTCGAACAACCTGTGGTATTTAAACATCCTGCATTTACACCAAAGAAGTTATTCAAACAACCTGTAGTATTTAAACATCCTGCATTTGCACCAAAAAAGTTATTATTATTACCTGTAGTATTACAACGACCAGCATTTATTCCAATGAAGGTATTATAACAACCTGTAGTATTTGAACGCCCCGCAGCTTGGCCAAAGAAGTTATTATGATTACCTGTTGTATTACAAAGACCAGCACTAGGTCCAAAGAAGTTATTGGAACCACCCGTGGTGTTTAAACGACCTGCATAATTACCAAAAAAGTTATTATAACAACCTGTGGTATTATCACGACCAGCTGCACGACCAAAGAAGTTATTCAAACTACCTGTGGTATTACAACGACCTGCACTTAATCCAATGAAGGTATTATAACAACCTGTAGTATTTGAAAGACCTGCCTCACATCCAAAGAAACTATTACTACTACCTGTTGTATTTAAACATCCTGCGTTTAATCCAAAGAAGTTGTTGTGATTGCCTGTGGTATTTAAACATCCTGCATTTACACCAAAAAAGTTATTCGAACACCCTGTAGTATTACAACGACCTGCACTTACACCAAAGAAGTTATTAAAACAACCTGTACTATTATTACGACCTGCATAATTACCAAAGAAGTTGTTATTACTACCTGTGGTATTTTCACGACCCGCTGCACGACCAATGAAGGTATTATAACAACCTGTGGTATTTGCACAACCTGCATTTATTCCAAAGAAGTTATTATAACTGCCTGTAGTATTACTACGACCTGCTGCACGACCAATGAAGTTATTGGAACCACCCGTGGTGTTTAAAAAACCCGCCTCACATCCAAAGAAGTTATTACTACTACCTGTTGTATTTAAACAACCTGAATTTATACCAAAGAAGTTATTAAAACTACCTGTGGTATTACAACGACCTGCAGTTCCCCCAAAGAAGTTATTATAACTGCCTGTAGTATTACCACGACCTGCTGCAGAACCAAAGAAGTTATTATTATTACCTCCGGTATTTAAACGACCTGCATAATTCCCAAAGAAATTGTTACCGGTACCTATAGTATTTTCACGACCCGCTGCACGACCAATGAAGTTGTTATAAGCTCCTGTAGTATTTGAAAGACCTGCCTCACATCCAAAGAAGTTATTATGACTACCTGTACTATTTAAAAAACCTGCACATAATCCTGCAAAAGTATTAAAATTACCTATACTATTAGAGCGTCCGGCTGATTTACCTATGAAGATGTTGTAACTACCTGTTTGATTACAATATCCCGTATTACTTCCAATGAAAACATTATCAGTGCCAGTGTAATTATAATATCCAGAACATTGACCCGCAAAGAAATTATTGCTCCCCAGACTATTATAATAACCTGATAATGCTCCAAAGAAAATATTAAATGTTCCTATTGTGTTACACGCACCTGCAGATCTACCTATAAAAACATTACAACCCCCTGTAGTATTTTCGAATGCAGTTAAAGGTCCAAAGAAAATGTTATCATTGCCTGTAGTGTTTTTTCTACCAGTGCAATCACCTAGAAAAATATTCCTTGCACCGGATGTATTTTCACATCCTGCGTTTACACCCATAAAAATATTTCTTAACCCCGTGGAGTTAGTGAATCCTGCACATCTGCCTGCAAAGAAATTATATTTTCCAAATGTTGTACAACGACCCGCATCTTGTCCGACAAAAATGTTGTGACAACCTGTTGCTGTTAATGCACAGGCATCAACAACAGTAAAGTTCTTTTGTGCATCTAATGTTGCTCCACCAACCCCCGACAAATTTATTGCCACATTAGACGCTGCGGTAATACGACCTTGTGCATCAACAGTGATTACTGGAATTATATTAGAACTTCCATAAGAATTAGCAGTAACTCCAGTATTTGTTAGACCAACAGTTATAACATTACCTTCATCTGCTGTACCTGTTGCTGTTATACCCGTTCCTGCGACAACACGATTTGTATAATTGCCTGTTGTATCTGTTCCTAAAGCGACAGAGTTTGCTCCAACAGTTAATGTTACATCTAATGAATTGGTATTTTGATTAGATAGATTCAGATTAGCTGTACCTGTTACATCACCCGTAAATCTTAAATTAACCGCAGGTTTGTTTGTTACTGTTCCGTAATTTCTATCAATTAATAGGTTAGATGCTGCAGTAATGCGTCCTGTAGCGTCAACAGTTACTTGTGATACTGCATTTGCATTGCCATAACTGCCCGCAGTTACACCACTGGTAGCTAATGCAACAGTAATAACATTACCTTCATCAGCAGTGCCCGTAGCAGTTAAACCGGTTCCTGCAACAACACGATTTGTATAATTGCCTGTTGTATCTGTTCCTAAAGCGACAGAGTTTGCTCCAACAGTTAATGCAATCGATAATGAGTTAGTATTATTATTGGCAAGATTTACTCCCCCCGAACCTGTAACATCTCCTGTAAACGTTAAGTTAATTGAGGGTTTATTTGTATGATTTGCCCAATCAAGATAATATGTTCCTTGCTGGTTATCAAGCAGATCAGCATTTAAGTTAATTACAGTATTTGAATCAGTGACATTTATTCTATTTGAATATAAAATGTTTGCTGCAAAATTTGCTAATCTAAATGAAGCATTCGCTGTATCGATGTTAACATTTAACGATGGCTCTATAGGGTATTGATCAAATACTTTCCATATACCATTATCTGAAGCATCTCTAAAGAAACCCGCATGAACATTAGAACCAGTATTATAATGCCCAATAATACCAAAATCAGTAACATCTGAAATATTATTCTTAGCAATTTGAATAAGATTATCTTCAATAATTAAGTTATTGGCTCCAATTGTTGTTACGTTGCCACTAAATGTAATATTACCTTGAAAATCGATGGGGCCAGTTACAAACTGTGCCGAACCTGCCGAAAGTCTTAAAAATCTAGAATCAAGATCTGTTGTTGTAACAGATGCTGCAGTCACATGCCCAAATGTATCAAATCCTAATGTTACATCTTGTATTACTACACCATTTGAATTATCGCTTGAAACATTCGCAACTGAACTTGTATCAGCATGAGAAACAGTAATTACGTTACCTTCATCTGCTGTACCTGTAGCAGTAATACCCGTTCCTGCGACAACTCTATTAGTATAGTTTCCTGTTGTATCTGTTCCTAATGCTACACTATTCGCTTGAATCGTTGTTGTTATTGATATAACAGTTGAGTTAGCTGTCAAAACTGCGTTAGCAGAACCACTAACATCACCTGTTAATACTATATTAGCCGCAGGATCATTAACAAAATTATTATAATTTAAATAATACGTTGAATTTTGACCATCAAAAAGATCAGCATCTAATCCTGAACCTGCGCCGTCTACTTGCAAAATACTTGAAAGAAGATTTGCGTTACTGACTTCACCTGTAAAGGAACCAACTGATATAACTGTTCCTTGAGAATTTACAGGAACCCATGCATTACTGGCAGTTAACCAAGTTAAGACTTGAGCATTTGCAGGTGCAGTGTTCGCTACGCTACGCCCACGTAATCCGATAACCGTAGGAAAAAAGACATTTCCCCCGAGATCGCCACCAAGCTCGGTTTTGAATAAATTGAGGTTAGAAAAGTTATTATCAACCTCAGAATTTGTTAAGGGCGTTCCCTTAACTAAACGTAACGTTACATTAGCCATGTATTAATTAGCTATTGCTAACAGTCCACGTAATCGATAATGTATCTGCTGTGCCTTTATTAACAACGTCAAATACTGTACGACAAAGCATTTCACCTGCAACTGCAGCGTTAAAAATTGCAGCTTCGGTGATTGCATTTGCAGTTGCAGGTGTACCTGGATTGAATGTCGCTACATATGTTACTACGTTTGCATTAGCTGTGCCTGATGTTAACGTTACGCGAGCAGTTTCAGTTCCTAAAGTTGTATTGTTAAGAGCCGCCGCAGTATTATTTGTTCCGATAGCCATGTGTGACATGATAACGTTCGAATTACTTGCCATGCGATTAGCAATATAATTTCTACCCGTTTGTACAACAAGATTAGGAACTTTAAAATTTTGTTTTATATTCCCATCACCGTCTATTAAAACAACATCAAGTGATCCTATTGTTTCGATTTTATCTTTAATCATAATTTTCCCTTAGGTGAAAGTTCTTGATTCTCCTACATAGTCCTCGAGGAAGTATGTATTATCTACTGTATACCCTTGAGATATGAGAGATCCGCTACTTGATATGTTTAAAACATCAGATAACTTTTTATTAACTGCATTATTTATAGCATCTTGGGTTTGAAAAAAATCTGATTTAGGTGTAGTAAAAGTGTATTTAGGTGCATCAGAAAGTATAGGTAAATCTTGTAAAACTTTGTTTGAAATTTTTGTAAGTGTGTCGTTAAACACACCCAAATCGTTTAAACGCTTACCTATATTTTTAACTGGTGAGTCTGTAAACAAAGAGGCTTCTTGTAAAAGTTTTGTTACAGTTTTAAAAGGAGAATCTGTTGAGAATGAAAAGTCTTGTGGGCGTTTAATAAAACTTAACGCTAAAATTTCATTAACTAACGAATCATCCAATAAACTCTTCGTCACTTGTTTTCTTGTTTCATCACCACTTAATTTTGAATCTGATAAAACTTTACCAAAACTTTTTACAGGAATATCAGTTGAATTTGTAAAATCTTGTAAGCTCTTACCGAATGTAACAACAAAAATTTCATTTAACGTTATTAATTCTTCGAGAAGCTTTGTTACACTTAATCTTGTTGAATCTGACCTTTGAGTTACATCTGATAAAGGTTTTTGTAATTGTAAGGCGGGAATGTCTGAGACATTGAAGGTATCTGATGCAGATTTTATTAAACTTATAACCTTTGAGTCAGAAAATACGATGGGTTCATCAAAGGATTTTGAAACGTTTAAGATAACAATATCAACTTGTGAAATTTGTTCGTCAAAAAATCTGTTGTACAAAACTTGTCGGATGAAATCATCAAATGATGTATAATCATCAGATAAAGATTTTTCTTTGAGAAGTCCACCTTCAAATATGATGGTGCCCTGCACTATTTCAGGGCGAACTATACCTTTTAATACAGGATCAGTGGATATTACTAATCCTGTCTTATCTTCTGTGGTTAGTAATACGCTTTTGCGTATTTGTTCATCAGATAAAATTGTTCCTGATGTCTTGTTATTTAAAACAAGAATTGTAGCTTTCTTAACACTCACAAATTACCTTGTAACTTGAGGATAAACAGTTATTATGCCTTCAATTGGTCTTAAAACAACCCCTGCACTTGATATTTCAACATCATAAACGTATCTTCCATATTTAAGATTAGCCGTTTGTGAAGGTGTTAATGTTAATGTGAGAGTTCCGTTTGCAGCTTGGAAAACATTAGAGGTAAAGGTAGCAGACACAGTGTTAGTTGCATAGTTTCGGCGAATTTGCGCCGCAGGTGTATATCCTGCCAAATCAAAAACAGACCCATCTTCGCCAAAAATTTGCACTGTTGCATTAAAAGAAGCACCTTGATCGATGTACAGATTGTTTACTGTTCCCATTATAGTCTCTTTTTAAGTTCTTCTACTTCAGCTTTCAAGGCCTCATAATCTTTTGTAAGCTCTTTAATTGCATTAACTAAGACAGGTATGATATAGTCAGGTGTTAACGAAAGTTTTTCTGTATCATCTATACTTGCGATTACAGGATTATCACCCTCAAGTTGTGATATTTCTTGTGCACTAAATCCGTATCTCTTTCTGGTATCAGAAATTTCACCGGTTTCACGGTTTTTAAATGAGTAAGCGATAGGATTAACATTACTTAAAAATCCCTTACCATGAGGTACAGGGCCAAATATACACTTATCGCGAATATCAGACACTGTTGACCAACCAATTTGAATTTGAGCGCAAGTGTGGGCGCTATTGCCCATAATGATACGGTTAGATTGTGTGGTAATGTTAGCAAGGCCAGTAGCTCCTACCCCGCTGTAGGATCCAAAAAATAGATTATTACTACCTGTAGTATTTGCACAACCTGCACGATCTCCGAAGAAGTTATTATTATTACCTGTGGTGTTATAAAATCCTGTAGCTTTGCCTAAGAATGTATTATTGTAACCTGTGGTGTTACATGCACCTGCCGCTTGCCCCATGAAGTTATTATCATTGGCTGTTGTACGATAACCCGCTCTTTCCCCAAAGAAGTTGTTATATTTCCCTGTGGTATTAAAATATCCTGCGTTACATCCAAAGAAATTATTATAAGATCCAGTTGTATTACAATATCCTGTAGAATTTCCAAAGAAGATATTAAATTTACCTGTTGTGTTATAACGACCCGCATCAGCCCCAAAGAAGGTATTGCAAGCGCCTATTGTATTTGAACAACCTGCTGCACTACCTATAAAAATATTTTTAGCACCTGTTGTGTTGTTACGACCAGCTAAATTGCCCAGGAAAACATTATTATCGCCGATGGTATTAGAAAGACCAGCACTATGTCCGATGAAAATGTTTCTTGTTCCTGTCGTGTTGCTGTACCCAGCACCTAACCCTGCAAAAAAATTATAATTGCCTGTTGTATTGTATTTTCCTGCACTATCTCCGAGGAAAATATTTCTATTACCTGTCGTTGTGTCTCTACCTGCTTGTTCACCAATAATAATATTATCTTGAGCTGTTGTGACATTAGCTCCTGCACAAAAACCTACAAAGAAATTTCTGGATCCTGATGTTATTGAGTTACCAGCTAAACAACCTAAAGTTATATTTTTTAAACAAGAGTCAATCTTAAATTTTGAGGTACCTCCCGTAGCCATTATAATGACGTTACTGGTAGAAGCAGTTAATCCAACATTTCCTGTGACACAACCAAAGATAATATTATCATTACCTGTTACAATGTTTCCACCACCGCAACAGCCGAGAATAATATTTCTAGAGCCGCTAACTAAACAAGCACCTGCTTCAGATCCGATGATGTTATTATGATTACCGTCAGCTAACATGTATCCGCCACGATAACCTATAATGTTATTTAAAGATCCGCTGTTAACTGACGCCGCAGCACACAGTCCAAAGAAGTTATTACAACTTCCAGATGAATTAAAATATCCTGCGAAAGATCCAATGAAATTGTTATATTTCCCCGATGAACCGATAGTTCCCGCCCCTGCGCTAACTCCAAAATAGTTATTATAACATCCCGTTGTAACACCACTGCCCGCTGAGGATCCTATGAAAGAATTATTTCGTCCAGTAGATATACGAATACCCGAACAAGTACCCAAATTAATATTATTGCACACACCATCTATTTCAAGTCTCGGTACCCCTCCCGTAGACATAATAATCACGTTACTGGTAGAGGATGTTAACCCCACGCAAGAAGTTAAGCAACCGAAAATTATATTATCATTACCAGTAGCTACATTACCTCCTGAATAATGTCCTAAGTAAATGTGTCTTGAGCCTGAAGTGTTTGTGTCTCCTGCATAACAACCCATGAATATATTATGGCAACCTGTTGTGTTCAAGAACCCGGAACATAATCCAGCGAAGAAATTATGACAGCCTGTAGTATTACAAAAACCTGTACATAGACCAAAAAAGTTATTATAACAACCTGAAGTATTACGAAAACCTGAATAACTTCCGATGAAGTTATTATTTTTTCCTGCAAGATTACAATTACCTGTATTTCTTCCAAAGAAGTTATTGCAACTTCCGGTTGTATTAAAACGACCAGCACTTCTTCCAAAGAAGTTATTATAACAACCTGATGTATTACTATAGCCAGAAAGAGTTCCAAAGAAAAAATTATTATTCGGTGCATCAACCTTAACTATTTGACTACCACCAGTAGCCATAATAATGACGTTACTAGTAGCATCAGACAATCCAACACAAGAGGCTAAGCAACCAAATATGATATTATCATTGCCTGTTGTTACATTACCTCCTGAATAAACCCCCAAGTAAATGTTTCTATCACCTGTTGTGTTTTCACATCCTGAAAAGTTGCCTAAAAATGTGTTACACCTTCCTGTGGTGTTCAATGCCCCGGTTGCATATCCAAAGAATACGTTATTAGAACCAGAGCAATTTTTACGCCCAGCTATAGCACCTACAAATGAATTTTGTGCAGCTCCTGCACAAGAATTGCATCTTCCTGCCTGATTGCCGATAAAAACATTATTATTTGTAGTTATATTGCAGTGTCCGGCGTATTTACCCAAAAATACATTATCATTTCCGGTTGTATTACATGATCCTGCACAACTTCCTAGAAATACATTATACGCCCCGTTAGTATTTCTTAAACCTGCACAATGACCTGCAAAAAAGTTTCTGCAGCCAATGGTATTGCAACCCCCAGCGAAAGCCCCAATGAAGGTGTTATAAATTCCAGTGGTGTTTCTATATCCAGCATTACTACCCATAAAGATATTATAGTTACCTCTTGTATTATACCTTCCAGCATCTTTTCCTATAAAGGTGTTGTACGATCCTGTAGTAGTAGCCATCCCTGCACGTAAACCAAAGAAGGTATTATGGACAGCTGTTAGACCTGGAATAGGTCCTGCTTTAATTGAACTTACCCCGGCACATTCACCAACATAAAAATTAGTATAGTTCCCCGCAACATAAAGCCGTGTAATACCCGCCGTTGACATAATTATTTGGTTAGAATCTATGGTAGAGTTATTATTAAACCATATATTACCTGTGACACACCCAAAGATAATATTATCACTACCTGTTGTAATATTACCCCCTGCACATGTTCCAACGAGGAAATTTCTACTGCCTGAGGTAATTAAATTGCCTGCACAAGCCCCGAGGATTGTGTTAAATCCTCCTGATGTTATCTTAAATCCTGAACCAGGCCCAACAATAAAGTTTGGATTTGAAGTAGTTAAACTTCCAACTGAGGTTTGTGTACATGAGAAAATTGTTTCGTTAGTTTTGTCAAATTGTTGAGTTACGGCCGGAGCAGATGTGCAATATGTTGCTGTTGTAACTGCAGTCACGTGACCGCGATCATCAACTGTAATAGATGCAATACCTGAACCGCCTTGTGCTCCAGTTAAAGTAGAGGTATCAGCGTGATTAACTGTAATTACATTACCTTCATCATTATTGCCTGTAACAGTGATTGCAGTTCCCGCTACAACTCTATCAGTATAGTTTCCTGACGTATTAGTTCCAAGTGCAATATCAATTGTCGTATCACTTGCACTTGTTATTCTACCTGTTCTATCAACAGTGAATGTACCTACACTGCTAGCTGTACCATATGTCGCTGGA